GTGGAACCGTACGAAATCGAAGACACCAGCGACTGGCTGGGCAATCCGACCCAGTTTGAAACCGTCAAGCATTACGCAAGTATGCTCGAGGAAGACGTCCAAAATCTGAAACGCCAGCTGAGGGCGGCTAAAGAAAACAGTGCCTGCTTGGTGGAAATGAACGACCAGCTGTCCGCAGAACTCGAAAGGAAATGCATCTGGATGGCGAACCTCGAAGCCGAGACCACCGATCAGCTATCGCAAATCCATAGCCTGACGCGAATCCTGGATCAAAAAGAAGTGGTCATTCGCGAGTTAGAGGCACTCATGCTGAATCACAGGAGATGACCATGTGTGGACGGCTTTCCCAATACGACGGCATGCACGACTTTGTTGCTGCGCTCAGCATGGCCAATCCTCTGGTGAACAAGGTTGGTGTTCAACGGTTGGAACGCACGGCCCCTTCTTCCGCGTGATCTTGCCGCTCCGAGCAAAATCCCCAAGCACAAAAAAGTCCGCGCATGGCGGACTTTCATTTATTCGGATGGATCACCACATGGCAGAGCATGGCAGCGCAGAATCCTTGCAGCTAGCAAAGGATGTGTGGTCTTCGGCCGCACGAATATTGCCCGATCCGCTTGAAAGTTTTTCGTCATCGTGTCCAGCGATACTGTTCCATTTGTTGAACAGCGCTCTGTACTCATCCGCTTCTGGACAGATGCTCTTTTCGAGCGAGCAGGCCGCTACGGCGAAATTTACCGCTCGCTGCTGGCCGTAATCCTTGATTTCTGGGTAGTTAATGGCATAGGAAAAATAACCATCCTGAATCATCAGGGGTAGGCTGTTTTTCATGCTGGACAATCCATCCATGATAAGGCCGTCATACCGGGTATCATCGGTACGCTTGCGCCATTCGTACATTGCTGCGATGGCGTAGAAGTGACCATTCATTACATCGACTCGCCCCCCAGGCAGCGACGGAGAAATGTACTCGCTCATCCAGAGATTGCCCTTCTCGTCATGATGCGAAAGGTGCTCACTTAACGCGCCCAAATAACGATTGATTAAAGGGTCAAGGTCCGTCCGCTTTGTTGCTTCCTTTATATGCATTAGGCCGATGGCGGCCGCTGCGTTGCCGAAAGAGGAATACCAGGGAGCTGTCATTGGGCTGTTGCCAAAAAAATACTGATAGTCGTATCGCACCAGCGTGTAATCGCCACGATCCTCGGCATGAAGCTTAAGCTCTGCAAGTAAGGCGTCAGAAGTTCTTTTTAGCCGCTCTTGATCTGCGGAAATTGCAGCCAAGGCCCCTGCATTGACCGCCCAAACGTAAGGCGACCAGCGCTCGGGGAGAGGCGTCTCATAAAGATCATTACTTCTTGCCCAGGCAGAGCTTTCATGAGCGTTCAACGATAGCGCGGTCAATAAGGATTCCGGCTTTCCCGGCTCATCCAGAGAAGATTCGCGGCAACCAGCCAAGGAAACCAACAAAACGGAGGCATAAATTATGCGAAAAAACATAGCGTTTCTATTGATACCTTTCACGATGGATTCCCTGAAATCAAAGTCTGGCGGAGACGCGCAAGCATTATCTAGAGATTCGACGAATAAATCACATTTTTGCTATCTGCTTTAAAAATTGGTCACTGGCATTCTGCGGAGCGCAAACCTTCAAAGCACGCTGATAAAATTTTTCACGTTCTGCCAGGCCATTGGTACCGCCGTTAATGCGACGAGTGATCGCCTCAAACCTTCCGACATCCGCCAGTTCGTTTAGCCTCCGTGAATCCCAGAACCAGGCAGCCGACGCCGCAGCCCACTCGGCCTGCTCCAATAGCTCAGGTGTGCGCAATAGTCGATCGTCTCCGAATAGCGACTTGCTGCAAGCCAGATAGTTGTCGTACCCGGTAATCTGGATCAGACCTCTGCCTCGGAATTTCTGTCCATCGCCGTCCGCCTCCGGAGTATTACCCAGCCTCTTGGCCAGCGTGCCAGTGTCATACTTGCTTAGATACTGATTACCGCCCAACTCGCGTACATGCCGGAACTGGCCTGACTCATGACCTACCTGCGCAATGAAAGCGGCAATGCGCAACTGGGTGTTGATCTGGTACCGGTCCATAGCCAAGTTGAGCGCGGAAGCAAATACGTCGGCTTGATTGCCGGCGTTCGGGAGGATCTGCAGCAGTTGCTGCGATGTGATTGGCATGTTTTCTCCTGACGTAAAAAAGCCCGCTCGACGGCGGGTGCTTTGTATTGCTTCCGCGTTAGGTCAGATCGATCATTCGCGAAAGTGGCTCGGCAGTAATCACTGGAATTGCGGCTCCAGCAGCCACACGGACGCGGTGTAACAGGTCGGCTGGGTAGTGGCGTTGCCCAGCGCAAAACCTACAGGTTCTCCATCAACAGAGACGCCTATTTTGCTTCGTCCTCTTTTCTCACAAAAAAAGCCCATTGGCAGATAGGGTTTTCTGATGGGTGTCGATAAATATTTAGGGTACAGGTATCATCGCGCGCCGCGAACGGTCGTTATGGCAAGACGCCCAATTCAAAAAAAGAACATAGGAAGCAACCGTGATCGATTCAATGAAAGGCCGAATCGTTTTTTTAGATTACATGCGAGTATTTGCTTTCGTTAGCGTACTTATTGGACATAAATTCTTCAATTACTTAACCGGATTTGCAAACGATGCAAATCAGCACGTAACCATCAGAGCCATTGCCGAATTTTTTATGCCGCTTTGCCAAGGTGGTGCAGCAGGTGTAGTTGTTTTCTTTTTGACTTCCGGATACATCATAACGCACGTACTCCAGAAAGAAGACGCACCAGATTTCTTGATAAAGCGAATTTTCAGAATTTATCCTCTTTATATAGCTGCAATTTTGTTAGAAGCAATATTCGGAAATCTATTATCTGGCGTTCCACTGCCAGATCTTTCCGTTTTTATACAGCGCATACTGTTAATAGGCGACTTTTATGACACACCATATGCACTCGCAGGCGTTGAATGGACGTTACGAATAGAGGTGATGTTCTACCTGTACATGTTTGCCATTAAATATATTGGCGCATTCAACTATCAAAAATTTATTCCAGCCATACATATATTTGCTGCATACATGCTATTTATTACCCCTTCCTTTCCAGGAAAGGGAATATGGACTGAAGGATATTTCAATGCATATGCACCATTCTTGCTCATTGGCTCGCTGTTATACCTAGTGCAATATCGCCATGCATCCCGAGCCCTGTGCATCTCCGGAATCGTGGCAATGCTTTATATATCCATGAGCGTAATAGCGAACTATCAACCTATCTGGAAGATCAGTCACTATGCTGCCTATGCTACGATGATATTCTTTACTGCCTTTTTTCTTCGGGAGCGTCTGGCGGACAGTAAAGAGCTGCGTCTTCTATCGGATTTAACTTACTCCGTGTACCTTTTTCACAACTGGGCTTGGGAGTACATCGCGATACCTTTCAAAGCCATGGGCTTAGTAGGAATTCGGGAGCAGTTCGCTATAACCGTGACCCTTTTGGCATTTTGTTATGTAATGCACATAACTATTGAAAAGTACGGAATTAAGCTCGGTAAACCGGTATCTAAAATCTTAGGGCGCTCAAAGTCAAAAGCTACAGTTGAAATTCCTCAGCCTGTTTCATAACAACTATTGGGGCGACTGGTTCTTCTGGCCAACTCAGTGACGTTGGCCAGCCTGTTTGCTTTATGACTTTTCCAAGTGAGAACTTATAACCTTTCCAAATCGCAATACTTATCATAAGTGTATCCCGCTCAACTTCATCATCCAAAGTCGCTTCTCCGGCCTCAATTCCATAACCGAGCGTATCAATTCGATCTTGAATATTGGCTATCTGGATCAGCGCCCTGTTGTTCCTGGCTGACAGCTCGGTCCTCGCAGCAGCAAGTTGCGCCGCCTGAGCCGCGGCGTCCTTCATACCTTTGGTGATGAGTTGAGTCCAGTCGATATTCATGCTTGCACCTCATTTAGCGATTCGGTGTTAAGTACAGGAAGCGGCAGTGGAAACTGAATCACTCCATTGGGCACATTCACCAAATCCACTGGATAGGCCTGCTCGGGACTGTAGTTCCATGGATTTGGAAGTAGGAGTGTTAGTTGGAGTTCGCCACTCACTCTTTCGACTTTGTCGAAAAACCAACCCGAAGAAATTGCCTCCGCAGGCAGCGTGTCCCCCTCGCCAATCTTGGAAAAGTCGAATGTCTCTCCATTCACTATCAAGACATCGTTTAGTCGAGTGACTGAGAGTGTATCGTCACGGCGCTGTGGGGAAAGTTTAATAATCATCAGAACCATCTCCCAATTGCCACAAGGTCTAGATAAACAAGGTCGCTTTGAGTGCGCTGAGTCTGCGTAAAAACATATCCTGCAGGCCAGGCCAGCAATGGACTTGCCCAGCCTCCAGGCGCCCACCAACATTCATAGGTGTACCCTATTGCATTAATTGATACGGATGGCGCGGAAGAAAAAGGCATTGGATAAACGAGCGACGCCTCCTTGCCACCGGCATAGAACAAAGGTCCTGCGGCCGTGCCGAGAGTCCTCTGACCCTGATATTTGTGCCGGCATATCTGAGTGCCGTCAGCGAATCTTGTGTATTCGCCGTTTGCATTGGATCCGCGCTCGATGATTGCGCCTGTGGGCACACCGCCCGACTGGTTAACCGTGCCAACGATGTCGGCACGGGAAAGCTTGCCGTCCCACAGCGACCACGCTCCGGAAATCAGAATCCTCGTGTACGACTTTGTGGCGACACCGACTGTCATCCCGTAGGCCTTCTGCAGAACCAATGCGCCATGAGTCGACACCTCGACGTAATACGCAGTGCTGGTCGCTGGCAGGTCAAGGCCGCCGTTGCCAAACGCGTATTTTCCTTCGGACGTGAGGCTGTTCGCGCTGACCGTGTTGCCCATGCTGATTGACGTTCCGCCGTTCTGGCCGAAGTCGCCGACCTTGGACAAGCGCCCCACCGTGGCGTCAGTGGTCGATGTGGTCGGAATGAGACCGAGACCAGATCGGGCGCTGGCTTGATCGCTGCCGCCGGTACCGCCCTTGGATAACGGCAAGATGTCGTAGTTACCGGTCGTGCCCAGGGCAGCCAGCTTGGCGCCGTACTGATTTACCAGTGCGCGCAGAGCATCGGCCGAGTCTTTGACATAGCCCTGCATGGGCGCCAAAGCGTAGGCGCCGCCGGCGACCGTCGCGCCGAGGTAGCCCGGGAGGATCGACAGCACGGTATCGCTCGCGATGTTCGCGATCTCGTACCAGCGTCCGTCCGGGCCGAGGTAGGCATCGCCCACCCGAGCATTCGCCGCGAAGGCGGTGCCGGTACCGGTGACCGTGTTCGAATTTAGGGTGCACGCTACCGTTCCTGATTTGTACCAGGGCATTGAGTATCTCCAGAAATGTAGGTGTTCAGGCCAACAATTTGGCGCAGAGGAATGGACGGTGCCCCTGGTCGGTCCAGGCGTTTGTGGCGAGGCTGTACATGAGGATGCGGCTGTTGGCGTAATCGACGCCGAGCGCGCAGCCGCCCCCGCTTGAGGCGTTGTGGCAGTTCATGGCGAACGGATTGAGGGAGATGTATTCGCCTGCCCCCAGCAGCTTGCTAATGCCCCAGATGTAACGGCGGCCAACGGTTAGCACCTCGTCGCCGAGATACGTCCAGTTACCCGCGGCGAAGGTCACCACCACCGCCGGCGCGCCGCTGTCATAAACCAGCGCGGCGTTCTGGTCCCATAACCGCAGGCCATATGCGGCAGTGCCCATCGAAGCCCAAGCGGCCACGAAATATTGACCGCTCAGCGTTGCCGTGACGTTGGACGCCTTCATGGCGAAGCCAGTCCAGTTACCCGGGCCGCCGGTGAACCACACCGATATCGGTACCTGAATCACTCCCGGATCCGGGCGGACGAATACCAGCGGCGGATCCTGGCTGGTGATGGCTCTGGCAAAAACCCCCGAGGCATTGGTCGTCCCTGAATACGATCCTTTGGTCAGCATGCACAGCCGTGGCGCTTCCGAGTCGATCTGAACAAACGAGTTGTCGTTGATGCTTTGAAAGCCATAGCTCATGTCGAATACCTTATCGCGTACGCCTTGGCGACAATCCTTGTCTGGCCGACTGACGCCCCAGCAGAGGGGTTTTTCGGTAGTACGGTGACCTGCCCAACCGCCGTGGTGACGTACGGGTACGACTTGGTGTTTCCCAAGCCGTCGTTCTCTGCCGATTGCACATCCTGCGCCCTGGTCGGAATGATCATGAAGACGCAGTTGGCCGGATTGAAACCAGGAATGCTCAGCGTGTAGCTGGGCGTGGCTCCACTGAAATCGATCGCGCCCTGCCACAGCACCTGGTAAGTGAAGCTGTTGGTGTCCATGGATAGGCCACCGTTCCCATCAAAAACACGCAGGCCAAATGAAGCCATGGTTCACCCCAGGTAGCCGAGACGGACTCGCAAAACGTTGTTGGCGTCGTAGACCGAGACATTGAGCGAATTGATGACCAGCCGGCCTTGCCCAGGGACAATGCCGTTGATTTCAAGCGTTCCGTCTTTATTGAGAATCCAGCCTTGCTGGCCGGCGATGTAGTTGGTGGAGCTGATGTAGCTGCCGATCTTGGCGTTGGTGATGGTGCCGTCTTGGATGAACGCCTGGTTCATGAACACCTGGCCGCTTTGCACTGCAAACGGAACCGAGATGGCGCCGCCTGCCATGGAGTTGACGATGGCGAACCGATCCGCGCTGACCAGGAACTGGCTTTGCAGACCGGCGCCGGTGTTCTCGATGCCGAGCCCAATGCCAGCGGCAACATACTTGCCATCGGCAGTGACCTGCATCTTCACCGACCACATGGTTGATAGCTTGCCGTTGGTGTCGGCGAACGCCGTGGCTGTCTGCTGGATCGCTGCGGTGTTTACGCTAATCGCCGAAGTGTTTGCGCCAGTCGCCGAGGCGTTCTGCGCTACTGACACGCTTAGCTGATCGGTCTTCGTGACCATCGCCGAATTGTTGGTCGCGACCACCTGCTCAAGCGTGGTGATGCTGGCCTCGTTGACGCCAACCTTGGCTTCGAGCGTGGTTTGCCGCTGAGCCATGGCGTAGTTTTCGGAGGCTCGCACCTTCTCTTCCGTCGCAATGGACGCAGTACTCGTCCACCCCTTCAGCGCATCCGCCAGCTCTCCTTCCCCGTTGTCGTCTCTCGACGATGCTCGCAATGTTTGAATGGCCGTTGCTTGAGCAGTGACCTCACCGTCGAGCTCGATGATCTCGGCGGTATTGGTCGCCACCTGCTGCGCCAGTCCATTGGCCGTCTCGACCGTCTGGCCAACGTCGAGCCAGTAGGCAGCGTTCGGTGGCGGAGTATTGAGCGGCACGTTGCCGGTCGCCTGATAGATCCGCTTGCCCACTACCACCAGGTCGTATTCAACGTAGGTGATTTCCGGGTCATACCCCTTGAGGCCGTCGAGCGCATCGATCTGCGCCTGAAGCCCGGGAATCTTCTCAATTTCAGCCAACAGGTCCTCGCCGAGTTCCGTCTCGGTGATTTGCCCAGCCAGCGCCGCGAGATACGCCGAAACGTCATTCGAAGTCTGAGTCGGCACATAAAGGAACGAGCTTTTCCCATAGGCATTCGACGAGCGGATGAAGTAGTAATAGTTGGTGTAGAACGCCAGGCCGTTGTGCGTGAAGGACAGGCCTTGCCCCAGGTAATCCGCATCGTTTGCCGTGGCCGTCGGCGACGTGCTGAAGAAGTACTCGTAGGTGCCGCCATTTAGGCCGCTATGCGTGTTCTGCGGAATGAGCACGATGCTGTCGATCGACGATTGCACCACGCAGGATTCTGGGATGGGCGGCCCGTTGATGCTGACGGAAATACTCGCCTCACCGGATCGCGCCATAGGCCCTACTGCTGCCACGCTCATCGAGTAGTTGCCAGACGGCAGCCCGTTGATTGCGCACTGAGTCGACGTTGCCGGTACCGAGTGCGACTGAACAGCCGTCGCGCCTTGACGAACGATGACGACGTAAGACGACACAATCCCCGCCGGCGGCGTCCAGGACAGGACACCCTGCACGACCTCAGCCCCGGTGTTCTGGGTCCAGGCCAGTCCCGTCGGAGATCCCAAGCCGCCGGATGGCAGATTGATGAAGCCGAGCGGGTTGTACGGCTGGCCCACGGCATCATCGAATATGGCGGGCTCGTACTGCTTCACCTGGACGGTGCAGCCTTCGCTGTCGCCCATGGACCAGTCCGAAACAATAAACTCACCGAGGATGTTCAGCGTCGGCAGATTGACCCGAACCACGCGGCCCGGCCGACAGTTGTAGCCGGCGAAATTCATTGGGATGCTGATTGCACCGCCGGCGCGGCGACGGCGCAGCTCCATGTTTGCCAGGCGCTGAGCCTGGTACGGGTCCGTGACGTAGGAATACGTGAGTGTTTCCGCCGCCTCGCCGCCATCCTCGACGATCCATTCGGCAACGCTCACCTCCGGGTAGTCGGTTTCCGTCCACGACTGTTCCGGGTCAATAAAGGTGCCGCGAACGGTGTTGATTGCTGAGTCATTGGTCGACTCAGTGCTGCCGGTGACCGTGCCAATCACCATGTCTTCGGTGATCTCAAAGTCGTATGGCCCGTAGTAGGCTCCCGCCTGAAACATCCAGCGGCCACCAACGCGGATCAGATGCCCGCCAGATGCGGCTTCAAGCTTCTGCAAAACGCCCGTGCGCTGCTCGTCCGCGCCAATGACACAGCCGCTTCGATAGCGCTGGCTGGTTGAACCGTCAGCGTTGGTCAAGGCCTCATCACAGACGTTGGCTGCACTGGCGAACGTTTCGAACACGATCTCGTCGTCCGGCACGCCGCAGCGGTTACGCAAAAACCAAAGCAGATGCAGCGCGGTATTGGCGCTGTAAACGGCGGTACCGGTGCGAGGGTCGTAGATATCGTTGCGCCCGCGCACCACAAACCGCGTATCCGGAATGCCGGATGGGAATTTCTCGGCGCTGTATTGCAGCGACACGCGAACGTAGGAAAGCCCGCGGCCAATCTGCGAATCCTTCCAGTCCGGGCAGTTGGCTTTGAGGAAAGCGTTCACCTGCGTCGGGTTCACCACTAGCTCGTAGCTGGCCAGCGAACCAAACGAACTGATGTCCTCTTCACCCAAGTAGATGTTTTCCAGCGCGGTGATTGGCCCCTCGCACAGCACGTAGACCAGGTGCAGCCATTCGCCCTCACCCTGCTCACCCGCTTGCTCCTGCGCCCAGACCAGCACGCCGCCGGTGGAAACCCGGCCAAGGATGAAACGTACCGGTGCCTTGGACGAGCGCACGGTCTGCGCTGAAGGCTCGTTGTCGCGCAACGGCGACTTGGTGTTGAGCTTTTCCTGCTGTTCCGCTGCGTAGAAGGCCAACGCTGCACCAGCGACCGCGCCCCACGGACCGCCTTGGGCAAAACCAAGAACAGCGCCGACCGCGACTTGAGCAAGTTTCTTTACGCCGCCGCTCATTCAACCCTCCACGCGGCCAGTGGCTCGCATTCGACCCGGGCTGCGCCGTCGTCGGTTGTTGCCCAAAAATCGCCAGCCCAAAAAACGGCCATGCCTCGGCCGCCGGGTGCGTCGTACATGACCACGTCGCCGCGCTGGATGAAGGTCAACGGAACCCGCACAAAACAGGCGTCCCATGCCGCCTCAAGGCTGCCGTGCTGCTTCTTCAGCTGTCGCTTCGCGCCTGTCTCCGTGGTGTATTTGCCGCGGTACTGCTCCGCTGGATCTACGCCGCACACAGCCGCCGCGCAGTCAGCCGCGAACAGGCAGCAGTCAAATTCACCCCATGAAAAAGGCCGCTCTTGGGCGGCCTTGATCGTGTCGTTCAGACGGGTTGTCCAGTCTCGGTAGCGCATGGCTAACTTCCATAAGTGAATGTCGGTGCGTCCTTCTTCGAGCCCCAGTAAATGGGCCACTCGGACATCTGGGCGATGGCATAGAAGAACCGGTCGCCGTCGTGGCGTGCGCGGTGGTTTTCGTCGGTGAAGCGCTCGGTGCCGGTACGGCTCCACTCGGCCATCCGATCGACCACTGGGACGGTGATGCTATTGCCGTCCTCGCCATTACCGGAAAACGAGAACTTGGAGGCGTCCATTCGCCCCGAAAACAGAATGTCCGCCGCGTAGTTGCCGGCCTCGTCGAACACGACAAACATGACCTTGGCCGCACGGCCGCGGCAGCCGCGCACATTGGTCTCAGACAGGATGTAGGCATCGAGACCGCTAAGGGTCAGCTCGACCGACATTGGCGAGCCAGAGTTGTCGCTCTCCTGCGACTGGCTCACCTGGCCGAAATTGCCCACGCCTTGATACGTGATGCCGTCGACCACTAGATCACCGGTGCCGGTGTGCGCGAAGACCATGCCATCGACGAAATCGAGCTGCACGGCGTACACGGGCATGAACTTGCCCGTCGCGATGATGTTCACGACGCTCTGGCTAAACGGGAATGCTGAGGGCATCAGAACGCCTCCCTGAATTGGTAGCTGCCGTTCGCGATCACCGGCTTTACGGACATCGCCCATGTATCGGTGGTCATGCGCATTTCCGAGTACGGGTTCAGATACTCGACCGCAGCGCCCGCCGTGAGCGCCTTGCGGATCCGCTTGTTGAGCAGCACCGTCACATTTCCCTGCGCGTTAGATGATGCCGGGTCGGTCACCTCGAACATCTCGCCTGCGATGGTGATGTAGTCGCCGGCGCTGAAAATGGCCGCGTTGGGCGTTGCGCCTGCGATGAGCATGTTCCGCGCCTGCGCATTGCCGGTGACGACCGTGAGCGCGCCGATGCTCACAGTACGGCGCCGGGTAAAGGCTGGCAGGTTGAACGTCCCGAACATCCCATCCAGCCGCCCGAGAAACGCCGACAGCTCGCGCTCTTGGGCTCTGGTCAGCAATCCGAAAGTCAACGTGCACTGCCAGTAGGCGCCCGGGTAGCCAATAATCTGCTGGGCATTCGAAAGCGTCGATGTGAACGCCCTGCTGTTGTTGACGATGCCCCACGTCATTTCTGACGGACACAGCGAAGCCGGCCACGTGAGAGCCATGCAATACTCCTTAAAGGCTTTAGCGCCGCGCGATCAGCTGGCGGATGGTTCCGTTCATTTTCAGGTCGCGGACGACAAGCTCGTAGCCACCTTTCGCCCCCTGCATCGCGGCCTCTTTAACCATGTTGACGGTGGCGTCATCTGGCGTGCCTTGAAAGCTGAAGCTTTGGTGAATGACCGGTGCGGCGGTTGATGCCGACGAGATCGGCGTAACACTGGATTTCGTGGTCGACGCTGCCGACCCGACATAGCCGCCGTCCGCATAGCCCTTGGTATTCGCATTCATGCGCTCAAGGAATTCTCGGGCGCCTGGCTGGCTGACCGCTTCCTTGTTAACAACAAACTCGCCGCCGTGCACCACGCCCTTCGGCTCGAACTTGCCGCCGTCACCGGTATAGCCGCCATCGGAGAAGCCCAGGCCAAACCCGGCACCGGCGCCAGCAAAGCTGCTGAATATGCCGACTGCCGCCTTCCGCACACCAATGCGGACCAGGTCAGCAATGATCCCGTCAGCCAGATCGCTGAAGGACAGCTTCCCGGTCTGCACGAAATCGATAATCCCTTCTTCCATGTTGCTGAAGGCGTTGGTGAACAGGTCGCGGGTTTGTCCGGCAACGTCAGCGGCCTGCTCGGCGTAGTTCTGAAATGCCGACGAAGCGCCGATAGACCAATCCGACTGCGCCTTATCTACGTCCGTGTAGTACTGCCGCTGCATGGCCAGACGGTCAGCCAGGCCCTGTTGAATTATCGCGTTTTGCTTGGCGTACAGATCGGCGCTGACTTTCCCGGTGTTGCGCTGCTCCAAGAGGTCGGCCGACTGCCTGGCGTAGTCGCGCTGGATGGCCATGTCCTGCTTGAGCCTTTCCCGCGCCTCGTCACCCAAACCTAAACCGACAAGGTTTGAATCCAGCCCCTCTTTGGCGGTGCTGAGCCGGCTATCTTGGTTGGCTTGGAAGGCGGCCAGCTTTTCGGCTTCCTCCTTGGACGCCTTGCGTAGCTCCACCTCCGTCTCAAGTGCCGAGTTCTTCTTGAGCTGAGCAGTGATCAGATCCTGACTGGCAAGTAGCGCCTTTTGATCGGCGGTGAGCGTGCTTTTCGACTTGATGTCGGCAAGCTGTTGCTCCCAGCGAATGAGCGCCTGAGCCTGGGCGCCGAGCTTTTCGTTCTTGGTGCCCTGCTCGCTTATCGCTGCATTCTGCTGGACGAGAACGGAGTAGGCCTGACGCGACGAGTCGAGCATTTTGAGTCCGGCGTCTTCGGCGTAGGCCTTGGGCGCGGCGGGTTTTTTCTCCTTGCTCGCATAATCTTCGCGAATCTGACCGATCCGCTTCTCTATTTCCTCTTCGGAAGCCTTTGCTTCCAGACCTTTGGTGCGAGCCTTGGCAATGTCGTCGTCCATCTTCTTCTGATTGCTGCGGTACTTCAGGCCATCCTCGTACCAGACCTTCTCGGCCGCGATGGTAGTCTTCCGCTCCTGAAGTTCAGCCGAGATCCCCTCCTTCTTCTGGCTCTGCGCATCCACCGCCGCCTGAGCCAGCGCTACCTGCTGCTCAAGGCCTGCGATCAGGGCCTTATCACCAATCTTCTGGGCGTCCAGCAGCTGCCCCTGAAGGTGCTGAAGCTTGAATAGTTCTGGGCTGGCAGAAAGCCCCGCCTTCAGCTCATTCCAAACACCGGAAACGCTGGTTTTTACGTCGTCCCACGCCTTTGCCAGGCCGCGAGTGGATTCGACCATCTCCCGGTTTCGGGCGCCCATCTCATCGGCCACTGCGCCGGCAAGTATCTTGATCGCTCCCATGCGATCTCCCTGCTGCTCAAGCGCGCGAACCTGCTCAAACACGGCCAGGGTGATCACGCCATACTTGTCGCTGTACTCGGCAGCCAGATCGGCAACGCTGCCTTTGGTGTTCGACAGCTGATCGGCAATGTCGGCAGCGCTCTTGCCGGTTGCGACAGACAACTCGGTAGCGGCCCGAGCGACTTCCGTGAATGCCTGTCCAGTCAGGCGCCCATTGCCGGCCAGCGCCAGAACAGCCTGGCTGGCCTCTTCAAAGTTACGCCCGCCTGCAATGGCGTTAGACATCGCGATCAGGTCGTCAGCTGTCTTACCAGCAGCATCACCGGTCATAGTCAGCGCCTTGCGGTACTGCTCGGATTGTTCGTAGCCCTTGTAGGCTGCCAACGTGAACCCAGCGACAGCGGCGCCAGCGAGGGTGAATGGATTGATCAGGCCAGCAACGTATCCACCCAGCGCCTTAGCAGCCGGACCTACGCCGCCGAACATATCCTTCAACTGGCCGCCTTGCTGCAGAAACACAGTCAGGGGCGCCTGTCCGCCTTGCAGTGACGTGGCGATGTCAGTGAATTGCGCCGGCACTCCGCGAAGGGCTGCTGCCGTCTGTTTGGCGGTGTTCCCGGTACGAGTCAGCGAGTCGTCGAAGGTGGTGAGGTTCTTGCGAGTCGCCTCGATTTTAGCTTTGTATTCATTGTACGTATCGAGCTCGATCTTCCCGGACTTTCGCGCCTTATTCAGGGCTGTTTCTTGCTTCTCCAGTTCGTTGAGCTTACGGGTTAGCGGGTTAATGCTACTCAGCAACTGATCGATCTCTTCGCGCTCATCCTCAATGGACTTGGTCGCCTTATCAGCCCCCTTGCCCATCTTTTCCATGCTTACGCCGGCCTTGTTCAGTGCCGGCTGAATGCTCAGGCCTGCATCCTCCAGAGCCTCAAGCGCCTTGCGGGTGTCCGCAGCCTTGGCCTCAGCATCGCGGCTGTCTAGCTCAATGACGAGGCGTGATGTCTGGGCCATTGCCTTTTCTCCAGGTAATAAAAAACCCGCCGGAGCGGGTTGATAATTTGGTTTCGATTAGCCTTCTAGAATTCTTGCCTTTTCCGCCAGAAATTCAGATTTGCTTAATACTCCGCGCTCTTTGAGCAGGGATATGCGCTCAAGTTTGGCGTACTTGTCCGGCTCGGATGCCGGTTCTTCATTCTTGGCGGCCTGGCCATCAATCTTTGATGCCGACCAAACAAGCGCGCCCACCCAGCCAATCAAGGTCCACCCTAGGAAGACATTGAGCAGCATGATGGGCTTTGAGTTTGGGTGCAGCCGGGTGCTTGCAACGAGTGCCGGCAGGAAGTAAACCGCAAGGCTCACGAAAAACACAATTAGAACAAGCGTGTTTGAATAATCGGACATGGTGAAACCTCCCTGGTGATGCCCGCAATTTAGCATCATCCGGGGGTCGCAGTCAGTCTTCCTCACCTGCCAGGCACAGCGCGTCAAGGGTGAACACGACCTCGTCAATCTCTGCGCGCGACAATGGAGCTGGATGCGATTCATGCCAGTCGGAAATCTCCCGCGCTGATAGCGGAAGAGGAATCGCCCCGGACATCCCAGCGAGGTATCTGCGGCCTCGGCAGACGTTGCGATAAAGGTTCAGCAGGTAGGCAGTGATCGGGTCCGTTTCCGGCTCATCTGGAACCTCCATACCAAGCCGCTGGTAAATCAGCCGGCGCTTTTCCGTGTCGCCGCCCCACTCTTTTTCCCACTCGAAGCGGGTGACGACTTTCCCACGGTCTCGACCAGGTCCTGTTGCGCCTCCAGTGCCAATGCGGAAGCCTCACGCAAGACGAACAGGAAAAACCCGAGGTTCGCATCGAGCATCTGCTCGGCCACTTCAGCGCTGTACGGCAGCGGGTTGTCGTCCGCATCCAGCACGCCGGCCCAATCCTTGACGATGAACTGGCTCAACAGCCTGCACTGGGTCTCATGCTCGGTCGTCTCGCCATCGATCACACCAACGACGCCGACACCGAACTGGGCGTCAGCGTTTCGCAACTTACGGCGTTCGCGCTCACGGGCGACCTGGTACTCAGGATTATCAATTCGTGCCAGCAACACTTTAGTGTCGTCGTCATAGTCGACCCACTTGGTTTCCGCGGTGTTCTGGTCTTTTTTGGTCAGTCGCAAAGCCATGGTTATTCCTCACGCCACGCCGAAAAGGACCGCCCCGGCTGGCGTTGGTGCCGGGGCAGTCAAGGGGTGAATCGGTGTTACGGTGCTACGTATGGCGCGCGGGTGATGGTCGGGGCGATCTTGGCCACGGTGTAATTCAGCGTCACCTCGATCAGATCCTTTTTGCCGCCGCTCGGAAGCTCGCCGTCGACTTCCACCGCCGGGAAATTGAAGGTGTACTTGTTGCCAGCGCTGTCGGTGATCGGGAATTCGATGGAGACCGGAACACGGGTGAAGGTGTTCTTCCAGATGCCCCAGGCCGTCGCCGACCAGGCCAGCGTGATAGTGCCGGTGATGTCCGCCTCGGTAGCGATCTGCGCGCCAGGCCCAAGCTTGTCGGTGCCGATGCAGCGCTGAGCCTGCAGGCCGTTGTCCAGGCTGATAGTCATTCCCGAGACGCAGGCCTGGCCTTCGAGCGATGCGCCATCGACCAAGAGGGTTCCGACGTTGCCGTTGCTCATGAACGGGGTGGAAGTCGGGGCCGCCGGCGCGAGCACGATCGGAGTGTCGCTGTCGGTGTAATCCAGGCAGGCGGTACCGAAGGTCACGGTGACCTTGCCGTCGCTCGGGATGTCCAGGGCGAACGTCGGGATGTGCACACCCTTGAACAGGGAGTAAACACCAACGTCCATGTAGTTCTTGGCGATGCTGAAGGTGTGGCGAACGTCGCCCACGGTCAGCACGTTGCTGGCCCATTCGCCGTAGAAAGCGGCCTCCAGCAGCTTGTCGAAGCTGCCATAGGACAGCTCAGCGGTCAGGTCGCCGCCGATGTCGGTACTGGTCACGACCGAGCCCTGGCTGATCCGCGAATCGGTGATCTCGTCGCTGGTCGCCGTGTTGACGGTCGGGGTCATGGCATTGCCGGTCAGCCGTAGCGTGTCCCAGGTGCCGGTGCCGGGAGTAACGCCGGGCGTCACCTCGGGGATGATGTAACTTGTGACTTTGGCGCCGCTCGACATAGTGAGTCTCCAGATTGCGGACATGAAAAAGCCCGCGCGCGGCGGGCTGTAGTTGGTGCGTTGCGCTGGATCAGCCGGCGCGGAAGCGGATATTCACGTTGACCTGATAGAACCCCTCGAACTCGCCGGCCGGGATCTGGCTCGCCTCCAGGCATTCGAGGTCGCCCGATTGCCAGTAGGCAAAGTGTGCTTCGAGCTGATCGGACAGGACGTTGAGCGCCTTCATGCCGGTGCCGAGCCGGGCGAAGCATTGGATGCTGATCTGCCCTGGCTTGCGGGTGTGCGGCTTGTCAGCCATGCCAGCCATGAAGGCCGTTGCGTGCTGGATGTTCAGGCGGCACCAGAGACCGTCAGCCGGCGGCGTGAAGGTCTGGGTGTTCGGGTAGTCGATGCTCGACTGCGGCAGGCCGGTAAAGGCGACCATGCGCGCCATGATCAGCTTGCGGATGTCTTCATAGGTCATCGGTAGGCCTCTGATACGCCGATCCAGGCCAGGTCATAGACGCCGCCCGGGGCTTGGGTCGAATGCCCGAGCTCGAGCATTTCGCCGTATGGGCTGTTCGTCTGGATGTAGATCACGGGGTAATTCCCTGAAGCCTTGATCATCATCGCCCCTTTGTTGATGGTGTCGCGGCCGGACGGGTCGACGTTTTCGACGACCGTGAAGTCAGGCGAGCCGACCGATACGATGTGGCTGCCGCGGAATGTCCCGCCGATATAGCCCTTGCCAGCGGCCCTGGCTTTCACGAAGTAGTTTTCTTCTCGCTCACGCTTGGTCAGCTTCTTGAATTGCTTCTTGCCGGTGTTGACCGCGTTGCGGGCGTCAACGTTGGCGTCGTAGGCATCGGCCATGGCCGTGTTCTGCGCTCGAAGCTCGGTGTTGGCCTTCCACAAATCCGGGTTGCCCACGGGCGATCGGTTGACGACTTCCGTCAGCATGGACATGGCGATCGCGCGCACATGCTGCGTCACGTCCTCGTCGATCTGGTCGGCGAAGTCGCGCAGGCTATGGCTCCATCCGGCTTTGGCATTCATTTACGTCTTCCTCAGCTGGATCTCGTAGTGAGCGCCGGCCGGGTCGGTCTGGACGTTGATCACGCTGAAACCGTTGATCTTGTGGCCTACGGCAGGCGTGCAGGTCGTTTCGTTGGTGAGCGCGATGAGCAGCTGGTCGGTCGCCAGGATGTTGATTCCGTCCACGGCTTGGGCCTTGAAGGCATCCATCACGCCGCGCCCGGTGTAGGCGATGACGACAGGATCGGTGCTGACTTCCTCGACCGGATCCCATGTGCCCGGCAGCGTAATGCCGCCACTGAACGGCACAACCGCATCAGCCAGGTCGGTGTCGAACGCCTCGGCCAGATCGTCCTGGATCTCTTCTCGCATTCCCATGGGTCACCTGTACACGTCGAAGCTGTAGGCGCTCCGCATCCATGGATCGAGCAGCGCCAAAGCGAACTGGACGTCACTGGGCTGAGCGATGAGCTTGCTGCTGTCCAGCGAGGCAAAGGTTTTGCTGGTGGTCACCGAGCCGGCCTTCACCGTCTTGGCCTCCAGACTGCCTTCCGTCTTCTGCTGGTACAGCTTCCCATCGGCCGCCGTCTTCGCCAGTTCAGCACCAGCCTGTTTCACCTCTTCCGGAATGGCATTCATGTCGATGCCAATCAGATTCAGCGACGTCATGTACGCGTTGGCCTGCATGACCGCGCGCGCCTTCTTGTCATCGGTGGTCCACGCTGAGCCGAGGATGGCGTCAACGTCCGCCACGGTGATGTAGTTAGCCATCAGGCCTCCGCTTGAATGAGTGGGGCCGAAGCCCCGGTGTTACTTCTTGTCGGTCGCGTCAGGCTTTGGCTTGTCCTTCGCCGCCTTTTCGATGCGATCCGCCTCGGCCTTCTTCAGCGCCTCGACCTCTACCTGCAGGGCGTTGCGCTCCTGGGCGATCTGATCGCGACTACCTGCCAGCTCGGTCATGCCGGCGTGGATCTTGGTCAGCGCGTCGAACAGGCGGATCGGCAGCTCGCCAGCGCCTGGATGCTCAAGCGGACTCACGCCCTCGAGGGATTCGATCAGGCCGCGCAGGCCGTCACGCTCTGCATTCAGGTTGCCGATCGCGTCTTGCAGCTCGACATCGGCCTGCGACAGCGAAACCTCGCCAACGATCTCAGCCGGTGCCGGCAGTTCCTTGATCGTCACCTCAGGCACATCCTCTGCTGCACCGTCCCGGCTTTCAGTAACGCTTGCGTCGACGATGCGCAGGCCGGCCGCCTTTGCCAGCGCCTTCACGTCTTCCTGGTACTGGTGGAACGGGCCGGGCAGATACCAAATGTTCTTGTTGCTCATGATCATGTCCTCGCCAAACCGGGCACTGGGCCCGGATCGGCTGTCAGAGTTACTTGGAGGCATCACCGATCAGAGCAACACCAGCGGTGTGCTTGATGCTGGTGGCGGTCTTGTCCCAGTTGGTGCCGGTTGCCAGTTCAGCGTCGGTTGGCGACTTGCCGCCGGTGGTGGTGTCCCATGTGTAGCCCTTGAGGCCCAGGCCGAAGGTGTAGTCGGTTTGAAGCGTGGTCTCGATACGCTCCTTGCCGTTGACGGTCTGGACGTTGCTGATGATGTCGCGACCGTCGTGGACCAGAGCCGCGCCTTGCACCAGAGACAGGATGATTTCCTTGTTCGGGGTGCCCGCCTGCATCAGCGCCGGCGCGTCCGTCACAACGGAGATTTTGCCGAGGATGTCTACCACGCGGACGTTGCCCGCTTGGAACAGCTGTTGCTGGTTCGCCAGGTTCTGGCCGACCAACTTGTGGTAGCTGGTACCCTGCATCACCTGAGTAACCAGGTTCTGGCTTGCGTCGCCGAACTTCGCGTGAGCGTTGTTCAGGCCGGCGTAGGTGATGCCTGCGGTAGCAGACACATCGTTCACAGCCGCGGCCTGGGCGGTGATTGCAGCGACGAGGGCAGCGATCGCGGTGTTCAACTGGTCCTTCAACAGGATTTCAGCAAAAGCGCGGCTCGCAACCTCGATACCTTGCGCGGTCGGGCGCTCGAGCCAGGTCATCTGCGAAGGCTCGTAACGGATAGGGCCAAAGCCGCCGGCGACTTTCACAGAGGTGTTTTTCAGTTCGGTCAGGTCGGTGGCTGCCACAGTGGCGTTTGCGCTGTAGCGATCCACGCGGCGCTGGGCAGCCGCCAGGGTTTGGAAGAACGACTCCTGGAGGAAGTCGCCGGTGAAACCGTCCGGAGACAGCACGATTGCGCCGCGGCTGGCAGCGTTGAAAGCGGCCAAATACTGGTCCAGCGTCTCAAGAGTCGCCGGCATGATGTATTCGTTGAAAACCTGCATTTGCGACAGGGACATGAGTTATTTCCTTACGATTGTGGGAGATCCGGGAACCGGCTCGCGATTGCGGCCTGTCGTTCCTCTCTGGTGCCGCCGATTTTTCCTTGTGCGGCCCCGCCGCCTTTACCTGCACCGCCGGCCCCGCCGCCAGATGCTTTGCTGCCAGCGATCAGCGGACCAAAGGCCGGATCGCTGGTGAATTCTGCTTTCAGCTCGTCCAGCGTTGCCGCCGAGAGCTTGCCGGAGGCGTCCAGCACGACGACGGTGGGTTTACCGTCTCGTTGCTCGACGCTCAGTCGGCGTTCGATGTGGGGAAGCAATGCCTTGGCGCTGCCGGGAATGGCCAGAGTGGTGGCGATATCGGTAGCGGTGCGGCCTACGGTCAAATCCCGGATCTGGCCTTGCAGGGCGCTGTTCGTGCTTTCCAGCTGGCCGGACAGTTCAGCCTCGCGACGGGCGTACTTCTCGGACCAGGACTTTTCGAGCTCTTCGACGTTGCCTGACTTGCGGGCCGCCTCTTCGCGCTCGGCGCGGGCTGCGTCCTCAGCTTCGCGACGGGCCTTTTCGGCCGCTTTCTTCTCGCTCAGCAGTTCCTCGACCTTCGACTTCAGGCCGCTCACGTCCTCGGGTTGCGGCAAGCCTTCGATGCCCAGCACGAATTTGCCGTCCTTCTCGACGTACAATGCTTTTACGGAATCATCGACGCCTTCGAGGGTGTCCAGTTGGAATTTCAAGGTCATTGCTGTCTCCCAGAGACTTGGTGCAGGCCCTGCCCGCAGATATGAAAAAGCCCCGTCATTGACGAGGCCTGTGTAAATCGTTGGCATAAAAAAACCCCGGCGATTGCCAGGGCTCGATTCAATGCATGTAGGCCCGTGCGAATAGACGGGCCCTTTGGTTGTTAAATGCCGTATCAGTCGTCCTGATCGATCTGATCAAGAAAATCAACGTCATCATCTTCTTCATCAACAATTGACTGAGCATCTTCTTCGACCCACGACTCATCATCATGGAATTCATGATCGAGCAGGTGGTCGTGCTCGGGCTCTGGAATATCTCGTTCTTCGCTCATGACTTACCGAAACAAAAATTGAAAGAACGGACTGTATATGCAGATCCTTTCCTCCAGTCAACGATCATGAAATAACGACGCAACCTCCCTGAGCAGGCGGCAGACGCAAGGCAATTTGTCCCGTAACGGCTAGCCGTTATTTGACGCCGGCCAGCTCGAACGCCAACGGTTCAAGGTCTTTCAGTTGCTTCAGCGTCAGCGTCTTGCCGTTGTCGTCCACGAACTTGTCTAGGGTCAGCTCACCCTTAGTGAACAGTGCGTAGCGGTTCGGGCCGAGGATGTCGCGTTGGAATGCCACCGGCTGACGAGCCAGCCATTCTTGATAGCTCGTCTTGCTCGATACCAGCGTCACCCCGTCAGGGCCGATTGAGGGCCGCGTCGAGCCTTTTATCTCGCGGGCAAACTCAGCCTTCAACACAGGAATGAGCGTCGTACGGCAGCCCCAGTGATACGGCGGCTTCGGTCCGTCCAGTGGGATCACCGTCTGGTCGACACTCATGCAGAACAGCGTCGTCTTCGAGTCCAGGGTCGCCACCCTGCGCATTCCTGCGAGGATGTCGTCGTTTGCCTTAAGCGTCTCCACTCGCGCGGTGCTGGCGATGTGGTTGGTCATAGTGCGAACCAGTGCGCCGGCCTGATCCTGCTGCAACTGGTGAATGCTGGTCAGCCGCCAGCTGATTTGCTGGCTGGTTTCGCCCAGGCTGGAACCGATCTGGATCTCGCCGATAATCTCGGCAGCCTTCTTGGTGCCGAACTGGTCGAGTGCGCCGCTAATGCTAATGCGCTGAATGCCCTTGCGCGCTTCGAGCTGCAGCGGATCGGCCAGAGCCGCGGCGGAGATCATCTCGGGAGATGGCACATTGAGCTGGACCACCGCACGCACCACTTTGCCTAGCATCGTCGCGTTGAACTGCGCCTCGTAGGTCGCAAAATCGCCGAGATCAAGCTGAGCACGCCCTTTGAGGTCGTCGTAGATGCCCCGCAGGTCGCCCTGAAGCGTTTCGATCTGAGAGTTGTACCGACGCGTACCGTAAGCGCTAAGGCCGTCCGATACTCGCTGCTTGGCGGTCTTGATGGCTTTGCTGATGAACGACGCCACACGCTTCAGGTTTCCGCCGGCGTACCGCTGGACGTAAATCTGGTGCCGTGTGGCGGCGTCCTCAAGAAAGCCTTCGTTACTCATCGTTTCCGCCTACCGGTGGCGCGCTGGCCAGCTCTTCATCGATCTTGGCGTCCGTGCGGTCAGCCTCAAGCACACCGCCCTGACGCAGATTCACCCGTACATCGGACTTCGCGATGAAGCCCTGCTGCCACAGTTGCACTTGGGCGAGGATGTCTTGCGCGGTCATCGTCTCGTCGAAGAACGATTGATTGAGCCAGAACACGGTGCCCTTCTCGTCCGGCACATCCATCATGAAGCGCTCCGCGTCGAGAATCGCGCGCTTCAGGGCCTCAGATACGTTGCCGGCGATTGTGCCCAGCACGCTGTTGTCTGAGCTGTACCTGATTCGTACCGCCTCTGCCGTCTCGGCGCCGCTGCCCTTCTGGACGACACGGGCGCCGATCATCAGCATCTGCTCTTCCTTGTCCTTCATCAGCTCGCGGGCGAGTTGGGTTTCTGTCGCCTGCAGCATGACTGCAGAGCCGGACTTTCCGAGGTTGTGTCCGCGTCGAGACCCGATGTGCATACCATTCGGGTTCAGCTTCGCGAACTCGTCGGCTTCGATGCTCGTGGTGATGAACAGCGTCGGCTGGCTACTGATGAAGCCGCTCTCCTCCACCGTGGCGCTGTTGCCGTAGTGGAGGATGTTGACGTCGGCCAGGTCTTCCAGCGGCGACTTGTCGATACTGGCGTCGTTGTTCTGGGCGCCGTAGAAGCTGAACGGGATGTGATCGAAGGACTGGCCAGACTTGTCAGTAGGCTGCGTCTCCTCGACGCTTTCTTCGCCTTCCTTGTAGACGCGCTGTACGTATTTCCCATCGACCAGCAGCAAGACCCTGTTCTGCGTGTATGTCTCACGGGACAGGTCGGTAGCGTTGAACTCAGACACACACTCCCGCAGGTTCACGTACACCAGACGTTTCACGTCATCGATCACCTGCTCATCCCAGTCGATAATCGACAGGGCGTCGTAGTGATGGATCAGGGCGCGCTTGGTGGCAAGGTCAGCCATCGAGCTGACGCCGCTTTCAGTGGCCACAGTCGGGAAGTCGACCAGAAAGCCGCCTCGCCCGCTGTCCAGGCACTCGCCAACCGATTCCTTCGACAACTGCTCAAGGCTGGTGCCGTCTCCGCTGGCGTTCTCCTTCAGGTACTCCACCGCGGTTGGCAGTGACAGTTCGGCGGTCTTGCGAAACACCGCCCCCATCAGACCGGTGCGAGTGCGACCGGTGATGTTGAGAAACATAGCCCGCTTCTTGTACTGCTTGAACCGAGCCAGGTTCTCCGGTGTTTTGTTTTCCGGGTCTGGCATCGGTAGGTATTCGTCGTGCTTTCGCACCTCTCGCGCACCGGCGACGCAGCGTTTCACCAACTGCCAGCCAGGCAGGGCTTGTGCGTACTCTGCCCGGGGAGTGCTGAAATTCGCCATGGATGGCCTCAGAAGCTGAATGTGACAGGAATGTGGGTCATCGGCTTGATGATCGGGTAATCGTGATGGATGAAGTAGCCGCCGGCGTCGTTTGCGTGGTCCACGCCAGACTTCTTGTCGGGCTCACCATTGGGCGCCCACACCTGCTGCTCGAGTCCGTCTGCGTAAGTCGGGCAGCGCAGGGGGTTGATCAGATAACGACGCTCGCCATTGGCATTGCAGAACATTGCGTTCATGGCGTTGATGCGATCTTTCACCGGCGGGTTTGCATCCGGTGCGATGACGCTGAATCCCGCTTGGCGCAGGATGGCAATGTCCGTCTCGCTGGCATTCACCGACTTGCGGGACCCACCAGAGGCATCTGGATAGATACGGATCTCGCAGGTCTTCTCGTAGTCCTTGCCGTTGTAGCGCCAGTAGCGCTCCTTGATGCGCCGGATCATGTCCGGGGTATCGAAGCCGTCGATCAGCTCGTCGACCGCCCGGGGCTTCCCGTCGGCGCGCTTGACGTGAGTGATCGCCGCCATCTTGCCGACGTTGAAGTCCATGCCGATGAACAGCGGCTCGCCTGACTCAACAGCATCGAAGCAGCTATTCAGCTTCCGGTCGTACGCGTGGTAGATCGACCCGGCATTCAGGTTGACGAACTGACCGTTGAGATAGGCCAGGATCAGCTGCGGCGGATAGGACTCCATCAAGGATGGGATGTAATCGGGCGGCAGGTTCAACTCGTTGTCGAACGTGCTGGCTTGTACCAGGCCGTACATGCCTTGCAGCGAAGGCTTCTCGCGCAGTTGCTTCACGAACTGCTGATAGACGAACTTGAACCCTTCCGGGGTGGTGGTCACGTCCACGCCGTTCTTGAGCCCCGGCTCGTTATAGCGCATCCGGGCGATGATCTTACGCCAGGCGTGCTCGGCCTTGAGCGCGGGCAGGACGTCCAACTCATCCACCAGCGCATGCCCGATCTTGAAGCCCACGATCGTCTGCGGCTTCTCCATCGAGCGGCAGATGGTCGTGCTGCGGTACTGGCCACCGCTGTAGAACTCGACTTCCTTGTCGCTCTCCTTCGTCTTGACCTTCAGGCCCCAGTCGAAGGCGACTTCCTCGATCGTTGGGAAGAAGATGTCGCGGATCTGTGGATAGGTCGGGGCGAAGTAGCCCGAGTTGATTCGCGGCCACTCCCAGACGTGCTTGCAGATGCCTGCGCAGCCCACCCACGTCTTGCCGGAGCCGAACCCCGCGACGAAACCACGAAACTTGTTCTCCATTTGAAGGAATCTGGCCTGCGGGACGTTAAGCGTCGGCATCAGACTTCCTCGCATCCACCACGTCGACCTGCACCCGAGTAGGCGGCACGTTGTCATGTGGGTTTTCGTTCTTGGTCTGGCGATTCACGTAGACATCGCCGACTTCCTTCGCGGCCTGCTCCAGCAACTGGGCAGTGAGAGCCATGTTCTTCATGTTCTCGGCTTTCTCAGCCATTCGCCCCAACGCACGCAATCGATAGGCACGGTTGGCGATCGGGATTTCTGCCGTCTCCTCGCGAAATCGCTTCCGAGTGTCGTTGAACAGGGTCTGCCATTTGACGTGGAGGTTGCGTCCGACGTACTTGGTCGGATCGTATGCCTCGCACTGCTGGCGGGTGACTTCAAGGCCAAATCTTTCTTTGACGGACACCACCACTTGCGATGGCGTGTCAAAGCAGGCGAGAGCCTGTACAACAAAGGCTTTCACCTCGTCTCTGAGTGCGGCCATAAATGGGCATCCGTCAAAGTACTGTCAAAGTCAGGCCGACTTGAGCAGACAGGTTCCGCAGGCCCTCGATATGTTCAATTTTCCCACCTCGGCAGGCTTGTTCGCAGCGTCTATTAACTCCTGTACATCAGGGCTCGCACCGTAGCGACGCACCACACCGACGAACTCTTCAACGTCGTGTCCGCGCATCTCAAGCTTGGGCAATCCTTCCTGGGTGAACTTGGGTGCGCCGTACTGATCCTTCGCCTGGGCGATGTGGTACAGCTCATGTTCGACCAGTGCGCAGAAGTCAGCGTCGGAACACTGGGCGCAGTAGTCGGCAGCCAGGGTGATGATGTAGGTCGGCACATCGCCGAACCAATCCATCATCTGCTGCTCCACCCGGGCCTTCTGCCACCCCCCGGCGCGGAACGCTACCTGCTCAGCCTGACCAACCACCGTGCGCCCCTTCTTCGTGAAGGCAGCAGACGCCCACATGACTCGCACGTCCGCATCGATCAGATGGGCGTGGTCTTCGTTGTGGATGCTGCCGATGTCGGCGAGGATTTCGGCTTGGAGCCATTCCCAAACCTCAGGCGCTGACACCAGGCGAGTGCCGAAGCTTGAAAGCTCGGACAGATCGAGCAGCGACTCCGGCGGCATCGGCCTGTTCATGAGTCACCTTGAGCTTGAAATGATGGCTGGATGCCGGTATTGGTGAGGCTCCCATCACCGCAAGGAAGTCGCTCGTGGAATATGAAGTTAGGAAAGTCCCGAAGGTTGTCGTCCAGGGAATCAGGTCGGGGGAAGTGGTACGCCCTATTCCAATCAATCAATTCTGGTTTGTGGTAGAGCATATAAAAACCGGTCAGCGGTACGGTGAGCATGATGAAGAGACGGACGCTATCGCTGAATGCGAGCAACGCAACGCCGGGCAGTAACACACCCGTGCCGCACTCACCTGCGGCACACCCACCCACTCACGAATACTGAGACTTTCACATGGAGTTCAATAAACAAGAGGCTCAGGCGATTATTGCTGAGCTCAAAAGGTGGCATGACGAAGCTTGGAGCCTGATCAAGGATGCCAGTGACAAGTCAAGACTCTCTTCAAATAGCATTGATCTTCTGAAGTCCCGATTGACTACCCTCAAGGAAGATATCAAGAGTGCTGCCAAGCACGAGACTCTATCTCGTCGTAAAACATCAAAGACCGAACTCGAGCAATGCTTCTTCGGTCCAGCAGTCAGGAGCACATCCGCGAACTTCAGAATACGCACCGATACCAGTCCACATAGCCTGTTGTGGGCTAGAGGACTCCACGAGGTGGAGTCTGAGCTGTCGTACGTTATTCACAGGCTAGAAGCATTAGTTTCAAAAAGTTCTTAGGCTTGATTACGCGACACAACTTGGCGATTCGCGAAATCGTGTCGCGGCCTACCTGTTCTTCTGAGCAGCCGAGTAGGCAGCCTCACACGCAAAGCCGGCTATTCGACTTCGATCAAGCGCTGCTGCCAGTCTTCCCGCTGTTTCGTCAGCGCTTCTACGCAGGTCGGCGAGCAGTACGGTAAGGTCGGCTCTTGTCTTGCTTCCGCTGGCAACCTCGGCAGAGCAGGACTGTCGCTTGGCGATGAGGTCGGTGATTTGCTGCTGCAAGCTGCGAGCACGGCCATCAGCAATAACAACGGCAGCCGTAATGTTTTCAGTCTTGGCTTTCGCATCGTCAGAGACTCGGTTGATGTCATCGGTGATTTCGCGCTGCAAGCGCAGCGTGTTAGTGAGCGAGCCCACGCGGGCCGTGGCAGTGTCGCGCTCTGCGGTGATGACTGCTCGATCGTCCTTGACGCTATCAAGGCGCAACGCCAAGTAGCCGATCGCTGCGAGCGAAGCTATTGCGAGCCACAACCAGAACGGGATCAGGCGTAAAAGGCTCACGGGGCTTGCCTCTCTACAACCTCGCTGACCTTATCAGCGGCTTGCGTTGCAGTAGTTGCGGCCTTCGATGCTTTGTCAGCAGCGGTACCAGTCTTGCGCGTGAGTTCGTCCAAACGCTGATCACGCTCAGCCATGGCCGTGTCGTAAGCCTTGCGAATCTCTTCGACCTGCTTGTTCTGTTTCTCTGCAAGCGACCAATAGCTGGCCTGATACCCAAGCACCGCACCGCCACCCACAAGCACGACGGCGATCGCCCAAACTTCAGTCCGGCGCCACCAGCGTCGAGCAATGAATTCCATCGCGCATCTCTCCATCAGGTGATACCTCCCAGCTTGGTTCGCAGGCGGGTGATCTCTTCGCTCTGCAAGGTGACGCGCTCGGTGAGCTGGCCTACCTGGCTAGTTAGCGCTTCAATCTTCCCTTCCATGCGTCCAACAGCAGCAGCCAAGTCGTTGCGCTCTTTCGCGAACTGATCGGCACGCGCTTCGGCTTCTTTGCGGGCAGTGCGTTCGGAGTCGAGTAGTTCATTGAGACGCCGCACTGTTCCAATGTCGGCATTGTCGAATGCGCGATCTGCGGCGTCCTTGGATAGGAATTTCCGCAGCCACAACAAGCCGCCGAGAATGACAGTGGCGCTACCGCCCAGCCAGGTAGCTGTGCCTGGGCCGAGGTCAGTAGGATCCATCGTCGCTCCATGAAGAATTGGCCCCGCTGCACTCCCAGCTCGGAGCAATGGGTGTGGGGAGCCGAAAACGAAAAAGCCCCAGCGAGTGCTGAGGCCCTGAATAGATGCGCAGTCTTTCCCGCTGTCTGCCGAAGACATTCACGGCGCCGACACCCAATTGCATCGGTCTCGCTGATCCAGTCTCGCGCTACTCCGTAAGCATGGTGAGGACGGGGTACGCGGGCTGCCGGTGTTTTGTCGTAGCACTGCACTTGCCGGCTTATCAGTGTCCAGGCCTTCCCGAGGGCTGCCCTGGCTACAGGTGATTTAGTTGGCGGGAGTGATATCGAAGTAGTAATCCTTCCCTTCTTCGAAATGCTCCGCACGATCGGCAGCCACGTTCACGACGTATTCGCCGTATGGGGTGTACTTGCCGTAGATCGCATCCTCTTCCGCCGGGTTCGCCGACCACACAGCACCGAAGTGCAGGCGGGTCAGTGAGTCCGTCGAGCCCTGAACAGGCCCTTTGGAGCGGAGAGTCATTTTGCAGCGAGTGATATGAGACATCGGTAGATCCTCTTTTATCGAATGGGCAGGAGGGTCTTTCCGGTCTTTCGCCTGCATTTGGGCAATAAAAAACCCGGCTCAGTGGCCGGGTTTAGATTTATATCTGTTCAATACTTCTTCATTACTTGAAGCTAGTCTTCGCGCGAGTTCTTGTCTCTCGGCACCTGGAGCAGGTCTCATGAAAAGCGTGGTCGTCGCGCCCAGATTCATACCAACTGTGCTCTTTCTTTGCCACCCTCTCATCACGACACCTAATGCATCGCTCCTTCACGTTACAGTAATCATCCACTTCAACCTTCTCGTAATGCTCATGCACTACTTTTTCTTTTTTCTCTTCGCAATGCTTACACACCGAAATCTGTTTACAGGTCCAGCTCTCAACATATTCCGATGGCCCATACGCATGCCGAAAATCATTAAGATGCTCGTAGCAATCTGGGCACGTTTTCTCGTAATGGCACTCCGGAGCATCGGGAACGCGCACAAATTTCCCAGCATGGAAGCCTGTCGCACATTTAGCCTTAACGGCTAGTTCCTTGACCTTATCAAAAAAACCCATTTTTTAGCTCCGGCGTTTGGTATTGATTGCCGGTTTGTCGACTCAAATAGTGAAAGCTTTAGAAATAAAAAACCCGGCGCAGTGGCCGGGTTTCTAGCGTCAATCCCTAACGCGCAAGATCGACAGGATGGATAAATAATCTCTCATTCTCTCACCATTTGCAATAACTATTCGCTAAGCCGCAAAAATTTCGATTAATCCTTCCGCATCCATGATCTCCTGAGCTGCAGTCAATGCTTCGTTAACCTGATCATCAAGACTCTTGCGGATCGATGAGCGCCACCGATACCGAGTCGACTCCGGCTTGCCGTCATTGTCCCAGTTGGTGATGTCGTACCACGCCGCAGGAAGCACCGCAGCAGATCGCTTACCCTCAGTGCCCGCCACCTGCGGTATTGCCCAGGTCAGTATCGCGCACTCGCGAAACCGCTTAGGTGCCGGCGATTTGACTGAGCTCAGTAGCTCCAGGATGGCGCCGTGCTTGCGCTCGTCATGCGTCGAGTACTTCGCAACCAGTGCTCTCCAATGCGCAGCCGACAGCGACTTGTGCAGACGGCCGAACACCCAGCAGTCTGTGAGGAAAGCGGCCTCCTTGCCGACGATTTCCCCCTTCTGCTTGGCACACTGTACCTTGGGCTCAAAGTCGCACCCACCGGCAGAGTTGATGGTTTCGGCGGCTAGCGCCCGAACTACTGCGGATACCACGTTGCGATAGGTCATGCTGCTGCTCCCTTCAGTTCCCTGATCAGTGCCCGGTAATCGGCCTTCATGGTTTTCAAATCTTCGATGGTGTAGCGCTGGGCCTTATGAGGCCCTTCAAGAATCTCGACGCGTTCCAAGCCGATCCGCTTCACCAGGTTGATCCGGTAATTCACGATGTCGCCGGATTTGTGGTTGTTGCAGGGCGCGCATTGCTTGTGGACGTTGTCGGGATTGAACCGAAGCTCGGGGTTCGCTCCCACGGTGCGATAGTGCCCGGCGTGCCATTGGCCTTCATGGAATCGGCCGCAGCTCACGCACGGAAGCGCGGCGTCACGCAGGCGAATCCATTCGTTGAAAACAGCTTGTGTCTCACGCAGGTGATCCGCCCTGCTCTTCAGCTTCTCCTTGCGGACCTTGATTTCCCGACGTTCGATCTGGGCCAGCGACTTACGCGCTTTCTCCTGATTCACATCCTTGATGGCCAGGCCACACTTGGGACTGCACACTGCCTGCCCCAGGCGCTGCGGCGGGAAGCTGATGCCGCACGCCGGGTTACCGCAGATTTTCTTCTTCCGCTCCTTGGGTGCTACAGGCATGGCTCGGCCTCCTTGGCTTTCTGCTGGTCAGGTTTGAAGTCACCGCGCAGGGGCATGAGTTGCTGAGGTTTGAAAAACCCGTAACCTTCCTCCCCATCTCGGCCGACGATCCAACCGTCATGCGGTGCCACCCATAACTGCCCGTCTGGCTCTTCGGCTTTCTGCCCTTTAAGCCTGAAGATGACCAGTTCGACTTCGGACATCGCCGGGATCTGATACTTCGAAACGAGCGTTAGAACATGGTCGTTCGGCTTGAATTGATGACTCATGCAGCCACCTCGCCCAGCAGATCCGTGAACACCACGCCGCGCTCCGTGAAGTCGGCAACGATGCGATCCGTGTAGGCGATGCCCTGGGCGCGACTGAACAACCGAGTCACCGGGAATCCGTCCGGGCCGAACAATGGGCACCCTCCCATTAGGTCCAACTTTTCCGCGTAGGTCAGGTGACGCATAGTCCGGTTCCAGCCCTTGCGGAAATCGTCTTCCTCGTTCAGCAAGATCTGCACGCCAAAGTGCAGCTTGCAGTACCGGCGCGCATCCTCGACGTCGCCGATCTGCGTCATCGCAGCGATGCGCTGGTACAGCGAGAACCACAGTGCGTTCTGGTCGAGCGTGCGGTCCTTACCCGGGCGCAGCGACACGACTACGAACTTCTTTTCGCGGAACATGGTGGTCAGGCTGGTAATGGCCTCGGACAGCTTGGCCTGGCAGTTGACGCTGATCTTGTCGGTCATGGATTCGCCCTCGCGACAGAGCAGGAGTAGGTAGTGTTCCCGATGTAGAAACCACCAATGCGATCGCAATCGTTCTTGATGCTTTCGTGAGCGCCAACCCAGCCACCGATAGCGCAAAGTGCGAAGACAAGGGAGAGCCAGAAGACATCGGTCATGCCGTCACCGCCACTGTGATCAGGACGCAGAACACGCCGATGGAGAAACCAGCCATGGTGCAGGCCAAGGTGGTCATGGTTTTGTTGTTCGCATATTTACCCATGGGCATGCCCTCCCCGGTTCTTGCGCAAGTCAGCCAAGGCCTTGTTGCCGATCGCCGCCGTCGCACGACCGTCGACCCGCTCGGGCAGTGCCAACGGGATGTTCCGGAGGCGCTCACCGGCCAGCATCATGCGGATGGTGATGTCGTAGTTACGGTCGAACAGCTTGCGGCTGGCCTCGGCCTTCATCGTGTTCAGCGCGTTGAACCCGCACTGGCTCGCAGCGTGGTACACAGCCTGGTGCGACCACTCCCTGCCTCCCGCCTTGCTCGGGTGAGCATTCGCGACGGATTCGTCGTAAGCGGCTTCGTGGGAAGGAATGCCGAGGGCTTCAGGAGTCGGTTGGCACATCTGGATGAACTTGCCCACTGACGGCGCGAAGTCGCTGCCGAGCTTGCGGCAGTTCTGCAGGCCGAAGCGGATCTGCTCGATCTGCTTGATGCCCTCGGCCATAAACGCCTTCACCCAGGTGCGCTTGGCGGTCATCAGCGCTTCATCGGTTGGCCACGCCTGCCGCCACGCCGGGAAGATCGCCTGCAATTCCTTGAACAGCGAGTTCACGACGTCGGCGGTACCGGTGTCGATTTTGAGCGGAGCAGTCTCCACGGAAGGCAGGTTGCCCAGGGTCTGCATGAGCTGATTCGGGGTCTTCATCACAATCCCCCCAAGTCATTTGCCCAAGTCAGGTCATCGAAGTCGGGACCATTGGCCTGACGACGCGGGGGAAACGGGTGGACGTTGTTCGCAGCAGGCGTCGGCTCGGGCACTTCGTCTTCCCAGCGCTTGCCGTTGAGCCACGTCGACGGGTGCGGCACGAACTGGCCTTTTTCCTTCGTCCACTCAGGTGTAATCACCTGCTTTGCCAACGCAGCGACCATTAAGTCGAACAGGGCCTGTGTGACCTTGAGCTTCGCCCATGCCTTCTCCGCCTTGTCCTTCCCGACCTTGCGCGGATAGAGCTTCCAGAACTTTGGGAAAAGGTCCCCGCTCACCACCGGAGCTGGCGACGGTGAGAGGGAATCAGGAATCAGGAATCCGGAATCAAGAGAGAGGGAATCAGCAGGGAAAGAACCGTGCTCGTCTGGTGCTTGCACCATGCTTGCACCATTCTTTACCGGGCAAGGCTCTACGCCGGGCATTTCCGGGATGATGCTCTTGGCTTCTTTGACGTGCGGGTTCTGATGCTTGGACCAGTTCACGATCTGGATAGCCTTGAATGATCCAGCGGTGTACCGGGTGATGAACCCCAAATGATCCAGGTCGGCGAGCATCTTTTCGATGTCCACATTGTCCGCCGGGAACAGGGCCATTTTCAGCCGGCGCGGTCGATCCTCGAGACGGCCTTCGCGGTCAGCCTCGGTCCACATGCCGATGAAAAGGAGGCGCGTTGCAAAATCAACTTCAGCCAGGTGTTCGTTTGAGAAGAACCCCGGTTTGATGTTTCTGGATCTGGCCATCATTGGGCCTCCTGAGCTTTCTGTACTGCGTTGTAACGCTCGTAGCCTTCGCCATACTCATGGCAATAGGTGGCAGGCCATGCGCCGCGAGTGCCTTCCGGAACGAAGTGATAGAGGCTGTCGTAAGTGCCGTGCCCTGGCGTTGTCTTGACCCAAACATGCTCAGGCCCGCCAAGACTCCAGCGTGGGCGCTCCTTGATGGCTTCAACCATGAAGAGCTCAAGGTCGTGATGACCACGGCTCATGACGATGTAGGTGTCTTCGCCGACCGATTCAATTTCCAGTGGGTAGGTCTTCATGCGGCACCCCGCAGAGCTTTGTCGTGAGTGAACAGGCCATCCCACGTCTTCTTCATAGGAAGCTCGCCAGCGAGGTACAGGTCGTACAGGCGAATGGCGCCCTTCTTGAGCAGCACAGGCGTGAACGATACGAATGGCTCTTTGCCGTGAGGAGTGACTTCGTGCTGATGCTCGGTCATGTACTTGTCGCGGGCGTAGGACGCCACTCGGAAGCGCAAGCCGGACTTGCTCTCATTGAAGAGCCAGTTTCGTGCTTCGAGGTATTTGCCAACCTGCATGACGTTGACCCCATTGAGCCCCTTGCAGAATTGGGTGTGGGTCATCCCTTCCTTGAACAGGTTTTCCATAGAGTGGATTTTCTCGGCCTGCTGCTCGACTTGCGCCGTCAGCAACAAGCGGGCCTTTTCAGACTCCATGGCGATCTGCAGGATTTCGATAGTCGAGAGCTGCTGAGGCTTTGCAACCTGCGCCTCCAGCTCATGCCAGCGGCGAATCACTGTCATCCGCATGGCGGCGCTGTAACCGGTCAGCAGGCAGTCGGTATGCTCACGATCGAGCATGTACTCGGTCTGCTCGCGATTCAGCGGGTCGAGATAGATGCATCCAAACTTGGATGCATCCTGGCCGAGGTCTTTGAGCATCGCCGAGACGTCCCGCTTCACATGGAAGTGAGCCTTCCCGGTGAGCTCGGCGATCTCGCGAGATGACATGGTGGTGCGCGACACGTTTTCACCGTTGCCAAAATGTGTCGCGACACTGGCCGGGGTATTGATCGTTTGGATTGATTGGTGCATGATTTGCTCCACAACGCGTTTTAAGAGAGCCGGGTCACTACCCCGGCTTTTTTTCGTCTCGGATTTCGCAGAGGCCCTCTTGGTTACCCTCAAGAGTCCCTGCCGGAGGCCCTCATTGGGGTCACCAACTTCAGCACCTTGGCCTTCTTGCGACCTACTTCGGAAAGAGCCCCGCTGGCAATGGCGAGCTCTGTCATTTCGTTGATGGTTTGGCTGAAGGTCCAGCCATTGGCATGCATCAGCTCTTCCACCCTCTTCCGCGTCTGCGGAGGCAGCCTTTCAAGCTCTACGGTCATTTGGCCCTCCAAAGGGGCTTCAGCCCGCGATATCTTCTTGTTTGTCCTGCATGAGTTCCTCGATCACACCGTTCGCAACGGCCCACTCGATGATTTCGTAGAGATAAGTCGCATGCTGCATGCGAGTTTTCGTTGCGGCTCGACGCAGAATCCGATCAAGAACAGGTTCGAAACGAACCTTCACCGGAATGGCGCGCTTTTGATTGGGGTCCATGTACATGTTTCGATGCTCCTGGCTGTTGAAATGGGTTAAGCAGCTGACTTCTTGGGATGAGCCTCGGCAAGCAGCCAGGCTGGATCGAATGGCTTGCCTTTTACGGCAGCTAGTTCCGCAATTTTTCTGGCGTATTGGGTTTCGCCGGTGTACTCGGTGCGCGGCAGTGAGTCGGCAACAAGCCACTTGTAAATAGCGCGCGGGGTTTTTCCGCAGGCCAAGGCCACGGTCGGAACACCGCCGGCGTCATCGATCGATTTCTTGAGCGGCCGCATAAGGCCTCCGAGTCAAATGTGAACTTACAGTACATATTATGTCGGAACTGAAAGTACATGCAAGGGCGTGCGATGCTGAACCTATGGTTCATATCGAAGAAATACGAGCAGCGTTCGTTGCCCGCCTAAAAAATGCCCTCTCCGCCCACGGTATCGATCAGTGGGGCGCCGGCGCTCGCCTGGCCGAAATTGCCAAGGTCACACCGAAAGCTTCAAGCAAGTGGCTGAATGGTGAGTCCATGCCAGGCCCGGCTAAAATGGCCGCTATTGCAGATGGACTTGGTGTGAAAATCGAGTGGCTTCAACATGGGGCTGGGGACGACCCCAGCTTCTCGCGGCTTTCTGAAGTTGACAAAGGCGCTGCTGATGAACCTTCGATGTCGGCCGCAGCCATCGTGAGGAACATGCTTGCGAAGCAAGGTAAAGGTCTTTCGGAGGATGCTCGCAGGCGACTATTGGCCGTTGCAGAAGCTGATGACGGCGATGCCCTCGAGATCGACTATTACCGTCCTGGCTTGATGGGCGATGAGGTCTGGATCGCTCACTACGATGTTCGCGCCGCTATGGGTGGTGGGCAAATACCGCACGACTATCCAGAGATGCTTCAGGATGTTCGGGTTAGCCCTCAGCATTTGCGCGAGATGGGAGTTGAGTTCAAAGAACACTTCCATCTCAAGATGGTGACTGGTTGGGGTCAGTCGATGGCGCCAACCATCAAGCACCGTGACCCACTGCTCGTCGATATCAGCATCCGTGAATTCACGGGCGATGGAATCTACATGTTCTCTTGGGAAGGTCACCTCTACATCAAGCGACTTCAGTGGCTGGGTGACGAGCAGATCAACATGCTCTCTGATAACCCTCGGCATCCACCTCAAACTATCAGGGCGGAAGACACTTACATCCAGGCGCGAGTACTTCTGGTGTGGAACGCTCACTTGGTTTAGCCATCACCGAGGCCAAGTCATCTGGAACGAGGCTAATAGCATGGCGCACTCTCTTCACTACCATATAGGTGAATCCGTCCGCGCCATCGAGGCCGAAGTGGGGAAGCTGCTCGATTTGGCTTCGACGCTCAAAGAAGCTGGGAATGAGGAGTTAGCTGGAGCCGTCTCTATACAGGCACACAAGCTACTTGAAGCTGCGGTAGCACTGAGAATAGCGATGGCAGGCTGACTGATTAGCTGCTGAATTAGCATTCAGGCGATTCAGGAGTTTTTAAAATGCCAACGAAAAAGCCGGACACCCCTGCTGCAACCGCTGCAGACATTGAGAACTCTATCCAAGCCCTGAACAAAATGGCTGAACGCCTTTGGGGAGATGGCCGGGAAGCTGAGGCGAAAGCCCTCCTTAATGCCCTGAATGCATTGAACCGGGCGCTTGACCGAATCAGAATTGGAGAGAGCCGTAGAATTCTCCACTGAAGGTAAGAACCTCGCTGTACCCCAGTCTTCGTAATGCCTTTGTCACACCCAGCTTGCAAAGTGCAGTTAGCCAAAGGGATTTGGCTACGTGATTGGAAAGCCCGGCCGAGAGCCGGGCTTTTTCATTTTACGACTTCACATAATTTTCACGGTGTCTGACCTAGGGTGCACTTAGCTCCTAGTGATTATTTAGCCCGTGCCCCCAGCACGGGCTTTTCTTTCCCTGCCTCTATGTTCCACCCTCCAGCCCTTCCCTCGCTTGCGCAAGCACCACGCTGGCATCTCTAATTAACTGACGCCACTCGGTATGACTAATTACCCCCTCCGCCTCCATTGAGTCAGCCATCTTCAGTAGTTCGTCATACTGCTCTTCAGCATCCATCCGGATTTCCGGTTGTGAGAGAAGACTCCGCCAATCTGTGAGCGCCTTTTTTTTCCGATCTTCGTACATGCACGCATCCTCTATCGACTACTCCGGTAGAGGCGCATGAGAAAATAGCGTTCAGGGCTGGCGACGTATGGCAGCGCGACCAGGCTGCCATACCCAACACACCGCTACTAGGCGAGCTTTTTGCTGATCAAAACGGCGCCGGCTCTTCTATGGGCTCAAAAACTTCCACCGGCCGATCTTCTTCAGCGCTCGCCTCCCACCTCAGCGTCACCGACTCATCATCGTTGAACGTCATGCCTATACCGACCGTCTCGGATAGCAAACCCATCACCTCCCCCCACTCCCGATCACCGTCCGTATCCAGGCGATGGATCGTCACCCAGCGCTGAATTTGCGCTACGGGGTGATTGATCATCGACGACACCCGCAGACCAAGCCTTTCAATCCCGCTCATTTCACGACGCTCTACTGGTTCCTGCTTCTTTGGCGTTACCACTCTCACCCCCACTATTCTGTATATGCATCCAGTATTCGAAGAAATATAGCGAAGCAGCCTCAAGCGGTAAATCCCTAAAACGGTAGGGGGTGATTTTTCACCAAAATTTGTACCGATTAATATTATGTACTTTTGGTACTTGACTCAATGTGAACTGATGGTTCATATTTAGCCCATCGCAGCGACACACAGCCACTGCGAAGGGCCTCAAAGGGCCTGACCGCTCTTTAACAGTCAGGAATCTTCGCGGATCGATCCCCGGCAACGGGCACAGCGCGAAACACAAATTTCGATCTCCATGCCAGCTCTGGAACTGGCCGGGCTCCCTACAAGGGAGAACGCCAAACCATGCAAGCCACCTGGGAAGAACGCCGAACACGAAATGCGTGACCTGGGCAGGTGGGGAAACCGCGGCGCCGAGCATGGGGCGGAACAACAGATTTCACTGGCTGGCCTTGGCGACAGGGCCAGACGGGAAATCAACGGGCAATAAGGAATCGAAAATGACTGTGGACATCAGCAACTTCACCATCGCTACCCCGCTTCCAATTTCCGACACGAACCCTATCTCCCTTGACTTGATCGGCTGGCGAGCATTGATCGAATGCCCAAGCGTCATTTCGATGCTTCCTGACGGATCATTGCAGATGACGGCGCCCACCCTTGGCGCCTCCAGTAAAAGCGTTCATCGGACTCGCTGTGAATGGAAAGAGCCTGGCTACTGGCTGTTTTCTAGTGCCGCAGACCATTGGTGCCGTCAAGAAATGCGGCTAACGAAGGTCAATTCGTTGCAGAAGGTCGTGATCGGCCAAATCCATGTGCAGGGCTCTGAACGCCCACCGGTAAAGGTGTTTTGGAACAAAGGCAAAATCACCATGGGGTTCAGGTCGAGCTACCTGCAAGACGATCCTGTGAATTCGACGGTGCTGGAAAACGTGCCGCTCGGCGCACTCTTCAAGATCAACATTCACGCCAACTCCACCGGTGCCGTTTCTGTATCGGCGAGCTGTAACGGCGTCAAATCTACTTCCGCGATCATGCGCCTCGACAACACATGGGACACGAAGACTCTCGCTTTCCACGGCGGCGTGTACAACCAGATCGATTACTCCGAGACGACCGATCCTGAGGACGGTTCGATTTGCGTGATCAGTGATCTCTCCATCACTCACGGGTAAGACCAACCAGCGCCACGTCAGCCTGACGATAACTGCCCTATACCGGTGATGGTTGAGGAAGTGGGTGGTCACTTCTAATCCGGTTAACCCACCCGAGCACCTGGTACTCCCCAGCACCAGGCCGCATCGGACTGACCCTTTGCACGGAGCCTGCCGCAACTCGGCAGCGTAGCCGTGATAACGGAGAGTTAGCCCGATGCGGACGATTCTGCACCGCGCAACGCGGCCCCCTGCATTCACAACCACACAGCACGGAGGATTGGCAGCCATGCAGCAGTAAGTGATTCACCTGCGTGGCGCAGCAAGCCTGAAGGCTGCGCCCAACACCTGACAGGCAGCGGACAGCAGGGCCGAGGATGTGACCGCGCATCAACCGGGGACCGGTAGGCCCAACCCAAAGTCGACGGACATTGCTAATGCTGCAAACCCAGGCCGTCGCCAGTAGCGGGCCTGGGCAACTATCTCCCCGACACCACCCGCATGCACTCCCCTCCGCGCCCAACGGCAACCAGCGGAATGGATGAGTGCAGCCGAGTTTTGTTGGATCAACCACAGAGGAGTCAGTCATGGAATACATGGCAATGATGATGGATCGCCAGATTGAAGGCGCTCAACTCGCATACGACGCGGCGATCGAGGACGGCCGGCAGCCAGCCTTTCCAGTTGCGGATTACGATCACCAAATCTTTCAACCAGCAACCACCACTGAAGCAAAGCGTCAGCTGTCTGGCATGAGCCTGCGCGACTACTTCGCGGCCAAAGCCCTTGCGACCGCTTCAGCCTATGGCCATGAGGATGTGTCGACCTGGGCACCTGAAGATTTTGCAAAGCACGCATATGCGATCGCCGACGCAATGCTCGCTTCTCGCGCGTTCCTGCATACCGCCTAGCCGTAAAACGGATCGCGCCAAATGGCCTGCGGTCCATATGTTTAAAACGGATGGGCGGCCCTCGCCTACTCCACCTCGCCACTTGGAGGCGATCATGAACGCAACACAGCTTGCTCAGTTGAGACTTGAACGCCGTCTGCCGCCTCCAGTGAGCGAAAGCCCGCACGATGACGCTCGGGCGGAATGGATTTACAACGCTGCCGAAGACTTGCTGCGCGGAGACAATGTGTCGTTCCAGCGCCGCATGCGTGCTCCGCAGGGCGTTACTGCTGAGGAGTTCGCTCTGGCGGTCGACGAATACGTGAACAACCGGCTCGCTGATAGCGAGGTGCACTCGTCGGCACTTGGCTGGCTGCTGATCACGGCGGCGATTGGGAATGCAGACAAGACTGCGGTGGCCGAGTTGTTAGGCCGCAGCGACCACCCGCTGGGCAAGCTTGGCGAAATCGCCGAGATGCTGCTTCAGCCACTCGCAGACGATGCGCTGATCGCCCAGGCCGAGGATGGCGCGCTGTGAGCCCGCACATAGCGATCGACAATGACATCGATGAGCTTGCCTGCGATACCTGCCCTCCCCTCTATGAGGTGCTGGCCCTGCGCAACATCGCCAGCTTCCTGCAGGCGAACACGATCACCATCGAAGAATTCCACCACTACTGCGAAAGGCTGAATCGTGCGGTTGCGAGCCGGCCAAGGAGTTGCAATGAGCACTGCACCGGTTAAAACGCTGATCGATGAGCAGCTGGACGAGTTGCCAGAGCATATGGCCGTGCCAAGCGATCGTCTGCTGATGGTGTTCAAGGGGCTGACGATGTGGGACGCCATGCAGGCAGCCGAGCGGGCTCACATTGAAAACCCGGAGGCGTGGAGCCGGCGCGCATGCCTGTGCGGTGAATGGACTCTGGCCTATGAGGTGAGGGCTTGACTCCCTACCAGCGCGCCAAGCGCCTCCACACCTGGCGCGGATCCGCCATCGCCCTTCTCTTCTTCACTGCCTGGATGCTGGCAAGCGCCTACTCCGGCCAGCTCACTCAATAACTCACACCTTCAAACGCTGCGAGCATCGCGGCAAGGATTCCTCATGTCCGCAAATACCGAACTGGCCGTCGTGCCGCCGCAAGAAACCGCCTTGGCCGTCTACTCCGCCGAAAAAGGTCTGGAGCCTTGGCTGCAGGTGATCCGCAACAAGATCGATGGCTTCACGCCGGACATCAGCACCCGGAAAGGTCGCGAAGCAATCGCCTCAATGGCCTATGCAGTCGCCCGCTCCAAAACGGCGCTGGATGAAGTCGGCAAGAAGCTGGTCGCCGACCTGAAGGAAGTCCCGAAGAAGATCGATGCCGAGCGCAAGCGTGTCCGGGACACACTGGACTCATGGCAGGAAGAGGTCCGCCGCCCACTGAACGAATGGCAGGCCGCCGAGGACGCCCGGGTCGACAAGCACAACGACGCTATCGAGCGCATCCGGTTGCTGGCCGTGGATCTGGACGGCATCACCGCCGAAGACCTGGCCGACCGCGTAGCTCAGCTTGAAGCAGTTGCCATGGGTGATGATTGGGAAGAGTTCGAACCGGAAGCCGCTCGCGCCAAGGACAAGGCACTGGGGGTGCTTCGCGCTGCCCTCACCACCCGCCAGCAATACGAAGCAGAGCAACTGGAACTGGCGCGACTGCGCAAGGAGAAGGAAGAGCGCGACAAGAAGGACCACGAAGAGCGAATCGCCCGCGAGGCTGCCGAGCGCGCCACTCGCGAAGCAGAAGAGAAAGCTCGGCTTGAGCGTGAAGCTGCGGAACAGCGCATCCGTGATGAGAAGGCCGCCGCCGAGAAGCGCGAGAGCGACCTGAAGCTGGCAGCCGCCGAATCCGAACGCAAGGCTGAACAAGCCAAGCGCGAACAGATCGAGGCCGAGCAGAAAGCGGAGCGCGATCGGTTGGCAGCCGTCGAAAGCCAGAAGGCGGCCGTTGAGCAAGCCAAGCAGGAAGAAGCGGCCCGCCAGAAAGCAGCGGCTGACGAAATCCTGCGCCAAGAGCGGTTGCGCGAACAGGACAAAGAGCACCGCCGCTCAATCAACCTTGCGGCACTTCAAGCCTTCGTGAAGGGCGGCATGACCGAAGAATGTGCAAAGCAAGCAATCACGCTGATCGCCAGCCGCCAGATCCCCGCCATTTCAATTCAATACTGAGGTCGCCATGAGCAATCTTGCAGTGAAAGACCAGGTCGAGCGCTTGCCGGCCATCCAAACCGAGTCGGCGACCATCATGTCGATCATCCAGCAGGTGGCTATGAGCCCCGATGCTGACATCGACAAGATGGAACGACTGATGCTGATGCACGAACGCTTCCAGGCTCAGCAGGCGAAGCAGCAGTACGACGATGCACTGGCTCACATGCAGGAAGAAATGCCGGTGATCGGCGAGCGCGGTGGCATCAAGGACAAGAACGGGCGAGTACAGAGCACCTATGCGCTCTGGGAAGACGTCAACGAAATGATCAAGCCGGTGATGGCCAAGTATGGATTCGCCATTACCTTCCGCACCCCTCGTAACGAGCGAGGCATCGAGGTTGAAGGTGTGCTGAGCCATCGCGCTGGCCACCGGGAAGTGACTTCGATTGTCCTGCCTGTGGACGCGTCGGGCAGCAAAAACGGTGTGCAGGCAGTCGCCTCCAGCGTCAGCTACGGCAAGCGCTACACCGCAGGCCTGCTACTGAACTTCACCACCACCGGCGAAGACGACGACGGCAACGGCCCGGCCGCGCAGGTTACGCCGCGCGTGACTTCGGCGCAGGCCGCGCAACTCGCCATCCTGCTGGAGAAGTGCAGCGACAAGGCGAAAGAGGCTTTCAAGAAGATGCACGGCACCCCGGCATCGGTTGAGAAATCTCTGTTCGACCAGGTGCTCGCAATGCTCACCAAATCAGCGACCCAAAACAGCAAACCGGCCGAGGACAAAGGCAATGAAAATAATCAGTAACGTAGAGCAAGGGACTCAAGAGTGGCTGGATCTGCGCTTGGGCATCGTGACCTGCTCGGAGCTGGACACGCTGCTGGTCAACGGCAAGGGCGAAGTAGGCTTCGGCGCCGGCGCGTTCACCTACATGAACACGCTGATCGGCGAGCGCATCACCGGTGAAGCTGCCGATCCGTTCCAGGGTAACCGCCACACGGAGCGCGGCCATGAATACGAGGGCATCGCCCGCGGCCTGTACCAGTCGCAGCTGGACGTGACCACCGAGCAGGTCGGCATCATCCTGAATCACGGGATTGGCTACTCGCCAGACTCCCTGATCGGCGAAGACGGCCTGTGCGAGATCAAGACCAAGCTGCCGAAGTTTCAGGTGGAGGTGATCCTGTCCGGCGAGATTCCCAAGGAGCATGTCGCGCAGTGCCAGGGCGGCTTGTGGGTGTCGGATCGCGAGTGGATCGACTTCGTCAGCTACTGGCCGGGCATGAAGCTGTTCGTGAAACGCGCCTACCGGGACGAAGTGATGATTCGCAAGATGAGCGAACGCGTCAAAACCTTCTACGAAATCCTCGACGAGCGCATGAACCGCGTGCTCGGCATCGCCGCTTAAGGACATTCCATGCCAACACTTACCGACGTCGGCCGCATTGGCCGTGACGCTGAACTGCGCTACACCCCTGGCGGTGATGCCGTAATCAATCTGGCACTGGCCTGCGACTACGGTCGCAAGGGCCAGGACGGCAAGCGTCCGACTCAGTGGGTTGATGCCACTCTCTGGGGCAAGCAGGCCGAAGCCATGGCGCCCTATCTGCTCAAGGGCCAGCAGCTCTACTTCACCATGGAAGACGCCCACATCGAAACGTACGCCAAGACCGGCGGCGGTGAAGGCTTCAAGCTGACGGGCAAGATCATCCTGATCAAGTTCGTCGGCTCACCGCCTCAGGCGGCCAATCAACCGCAGCAGCAGTCCAGGCCACAGCAACCCCGGCAGCAGGCGGCGACCCGGCCAGCGCAAAACCAGCAGGCAGCCCCGCCCGATAGCTTCGACGACGACATCCCCTTCGCGCCCCTCCACCATTTAAACGGTGTCTGACATGGACCAAGCATTCGAAGAAGCCGCAAAGCGGCAAAGTGGACTGGAGGCGGCGAAAGCTGCTTTCTTTGCTTCTGGGGGTCAGGCGCAGCTGATCCCGACTGGCCTCGGCAAGGACAGCCCCGGTATCGCTCAGGTGCCTAAGCCGGCGTACGGTTACCGGAACATCGAGGCGCCGAAGAGTAAGCGCGGAAGACTCATCAGCGATGACGAAAAGGCCGCTCTCGCCGCTCAGTTGGTGGAGTGCAAAGCAGCCGGCATGACGCGCTACAAGGCCAGCAGGCATCTGGATATCAGCGAAACGCTTTGCCGCCGGCTGATCGCCGATTACTCGCTCGACTTCCCGGCATCAGCATGAAACGAATTAACACCCAGGTGCGCCAGCGCCGACGACAGACATGGCTGGATCTACCAGCCCACCGAATTGAAGAGGCAGGACATGGCCGAGGAACAGCAGGAGCCGACGGCGGAAGCCATCAAGCAGCGCAAGAAGCGCGAGAAGGAAGCTGCCAAGAATGCCTCGCTAGGCATCGAGAAATTCACTATTGAGGTGGCCGGCGTGTTCAAGCCTGACCTGCACAAAGTAATGAAGGCACACGGCATCAACAACCAGCAGGATATTCATCAGCGGCTGCTGATCAACCTCATCGCCGCCGACTTCGAGACGCAGGCCTGGATGCTGCGGAATGTCACGACACCTTATGAAATTAGCGAAAAGGTGTTGCGTCAGTTGAGAGCGGCGGGGCTGCAGCACTTAGCGAAGCACCCCGGCGAGCCAGAAGATGAAATTATCGATCAGACCTTAATTACCACGACTTAGCTGTACATTTTGTGTAGTGCACTCTGCGGTGCTAACGGTGCCCATAAAGGCATTCATCTTCACCGCACACTTCTCAATGTTCAGACCGTTGCGCCCATCACTGGAAATGTTGGTTACGTAAGGGCCGGCAGTGGTACAGCCAGCCAAGAAAGCGAGAAGGCCTAAGGTGATGATGTTCAGCTTCATGTGAATCCTTTTGGATTTGCGGCAGATCCGATTAATGGCCGCGAAGCTTATAGCAACGAGCCACTACAAATCACCTACCCCCTGTCGCCTCTGGTCACGGAGGGCGGCGCCTGACTGGACTCACTATTACTGACGACAGACATGGCTGGATATACCGGCTGACGAAATAAATGAAGCGGGTCATGTCCGAAAAAAACAGCGGCCGAAGTTTCCGATCCCGCGAAACGACATATTACAGCTGCAAAGCCCACGTAGGGCTTATAAGCCGACCAGATTTGCTTCATGATTTTTACGCGCTTTCGTCATAGTGGCGCTGATATCGAAGTGCTTTATCGACGCACATTTGTAGATGCTTCAGCTCATCAAACCCGCTCGGCAAATCTAAAAACTTGTTGGCTACGGCCAACGTGGGAAACACCTTATAATTCCCAATATAAAAACTTATCGCCTCTTTAAAAAACACTTGAAGTTGAAAGCAGTGATAATCTAAGTCTTCCACCTCGTGCCCAGTGTGCACATTGCGATTTCGATACTCTCTTAGATGCTCCAAGATTTGCGCATGATAATCGCGATCCGCAAACATAAACGAACAACGTCGAACAATTGATTCTGCGTTATTTTCGAAAGGACTCACAACGGATTCAAGGGCGGCCCACAGCTTTTGAATTACTACATTTTTATCATGTTCGTCAAATGCTCGCACATAGCGCACCAAAGCGGATTTTATAGCGGAACCGTTTTTATGGAGCGCAACTCTGGCCATTATATCTTTAGAAATTTTTGCCAGAGCGGAAGGGGTTTTTATCACTGCTACCTTTTTCACTCGGTAATTCCGCTCATACCAGTAAAGGTCTTTATCCGCTAGTGCTCCACTACTTAGATGCAATGAATGAAGGCCGCCAAGCATAATCTTATTCAGTGGACCACTATTTTGAATTCCGAAAGTAAATTGCGCCCTGGGATTTACATTGAGAGCGTGCACTGCTCTTACATAGTCGAGCTCGTATATAGCAGAGTGAAAAGCGTCCATTTTATCCTTGGACTTTAAGCTAATAGTCACCGGACAGTAAGCCGCGGGCATGGCTTCCAATTCGTTCGTCCAAATATGCTGCGAGCGCGAGCCGTATTTTTTTGGCAAACCCCGTGGATATGACCTGATAGTCGCACTTCCCAAAGCAATTGATTTAGTCGGGAATCCTCCAGATAGGGAAATAGAAGAGACCATAGTGTAAACCTCTTCCCGTTTTTTACCATAGCGCACAACAGCCAAATTCAACTCATTTATAAACGACTCTTTGGTAAACACTTGAGCCTTCGCGCATACAGCCTGAGCCTCTAAATACAACCGCTTCGTTGTGGAGTAGCTAAAATTTTCATCGAAGTGCAGCATAGTCAGGATTACGCTATCTATCTCCTGCTTCTCAAATGCAGAATAACTAATTTGACCTTCATCGTTAATCACAGTTATTGCTTTTAATTTATCAATCAATAATTGAGGCTTTAGCTTTTCGTTTTTCTTCCACTTTACTTTCATTTTTTAGTTCCGTTCCGGCTCCATGCCGGTCCGAATACAAATACCCCACTTCCACAAATCACGCCAGCCGGCGAGGATCCCCTATGAATATTTACCGGCACACTTTCGCAGCTACCTGCCCAAACGACGGGGACTTGATCGATTATCGACTCGAAATACGAAGTCTCCGCATGATCTGGGTCGAGCACATCAAGGCGGCGACGGCGCTCATCAAGGTCGGAATCCAAGAACAGATCGCCGATCAGCTACAGGAAACGCTTGGCGGTCACCTTGTCCTCACTGGTACGCACCAGGGCATCGAAATCGAATCGATAAGGCTGCCTGAATGATCGCTTATCACGGCACCCCTGTCGGCGGCACTCGCCAGGACGGCGCCCGCTTCCTGGCTGGGCGTCACGCACTGGTGCCGTTCCCGCGCCAAGACGACATGGGCATTGTTGCCGATGTGTGCCAGTCGTTCGTCTTCGACAATGGCGCCTTCTCCATCTGGAACAAGGGCGGGAAATTGGATGTCGACGGCTACACTCGCTGGGTTGAGCAGTGGCACCGGCACCCTGGCTTTGACTGGGCCCTGATCCCGGACGTGATCGACGGTGATGAGGCTGCAAACGATGCGCTTCTGTCGGCATGGCCAAAGGAGTTGCGCGGTGTGCCTGTCTGGCACCTGCACGAATCGATTGAGAGGTTGCAGATACTCGCCGCTGACTGGCAGACAGTTGCAATCGGCAGTTCCGGTCAGTGGTCCAGTCCAGGTACAAACCCATGGTGGAAGCGCATGGGCGCAGCGATGGATGCCATCTGCGACGATCACGGCCGACCTATGTGCAGACTCCACGGGCTGCGCATGCTTGATCCCGCGATCTTCCAATTATTGCCGCTGGCCTCTGCCGACTCCACGAACGCAGCGGTAAACGGTGGAAGCATCAGCCGCTTCGGAATGTACCCGCCGCCGACTGCCGGCCAGCGCGCCAACGTCATCGCCGACAGGATCGAGTCGCACAACAGTTCGCCGATCTGGCAGCGGGAAACCCAGGCCGAAATGGTGCTCTGACTCACCCCTTCCGCTGAAGCGCCAGCTCATCCGCATAGACAACATCTCGCCACCGGGCCAGCTCAGCAATCACTTTGAGCCCTACGCGAGTCTCGGCTTCATCAAGCCTGTCATCGGGCAGGCTGAGCAGCCGAACCACCTCATCGCCAATCAGCCGTAACGCCATCACATCGATTTCCGCACTCATCGCAGTCACCGTCAGGTTTGCGCCAAGTGCAAATCATTATCCCAATTTAGGAATCACGCCAGCGGGTCGCCGTTGTTCGGTTGATTCGGATACAGATTCTGCGGCAGATTCAGCCCGGATTAATGAGCAAATCCTGATCTTCAGAGTTAAGCAATGGTTCTTCAGTGCGGCTTTGCCTCCGCCGAAAATTCAACACAAGACGAGTGCGCTCGATATCAAAAACCCTCTCTCCGATGAGAGCATCAAGAGTCGTTGAAATCCGGTAGACACCGCAATCCGCGCATGAATATCTAAGAGCAAGCCCCAGCGGAAGTCCTGGCCTTGTTTCCGCCCCACAAATTGCGCACGTCATCGCCTTCTCCTTATCGGCAGCTAATGAACTGTAGCTGATCCCTCAACTCCACCGCCCGGGCTTGACCCGGTTAGGACGCCCCATGCCCACAGAAAACAATCCGGCGCGCAGATTCGTCGTGCTCAGCCTGAAGCACACCCACCGCCGCCACAAAGCAATCACGCTTTGGCGGTCAGATGACAGTGGCTACTGCTGGATGCTGAGCAGCGCCGGCAACTACGAAGAAGCTCGAGTGCTGGAGCACCTTGGCTACTACAACAGCGGCTGCTCAAACATCGCGGTCCCTATTGACCTGGTGGAACGGCTTTCCTGTGAGGTTGAGTACGACACCAAGGAGTTTGGGATTTGCCTGCCAAACAACGCCGACACCTGGGTCCATCTGCTGGCCAGCGTGATTCGCCCAACTGATTACGAGCCGAAACCGGAATATCGAGGCTGCCGTTATTCGGAAAACAGCATGTGGATGAAGCGTAAACGCTGCGAGCACGTCAACCAGGCAATCCGGATCATCGCCGATCACGGGCGCAGGTTCTTCTAAGCCCGACGGTGAATCGCTACGCCAGCATGGAAGTCGACGCCCGCGGCAAGGTCTGGTTTATCGACGACTATAGCGGCAAGCGAATATTCACACATGACACGGTATGGGGAGGGAGATGGCGCGGCTTCAGCCACGGCGGCACGCTGAAGGACCTGGTCAAAGAATTCCGCGACTACATCTGCACCGGCAAGCAGCTGCATCCAGGGTATCTCGGTCCTGAACGGTTCAACGACAGCAACATCTGGGGTTACGACGAGGAAGGCATGCGCGCGGTGCGTGACCAGGCTGGCTCGCTTTCTGTGTTCCGTCAGACTGAGGCAGAAACAGCATGAAGCGAATCTAGACGTCGATCAAGCGAGCTGCCTGGTTCGAATCGATTATTGGAATCGCCCCAGTGCCTTGATGTTCTGAAAACCACTTCCGCGTTAATTCCACGTCGAAGTGCCATTTATGGGCTTTCATCAGCACAAGCGCAGTACCAGTGATTCGATAGTACCCGCATTTCGGACAGGCTCTTTCCTGATAATCGACACCAGCATCGACGATTGCCGCTGGCTCATAGCAAACCAAACAAGTCATCGCTCCCCCCTTTGCCTAATGGCTTCACTGTAACCATTCCTCACCATCCTCAATCACCTGGGCAAGCCCGGCGCGAAGTACGCTCTAAGCCCACAGACACCCACACAGCCAAGCCGTTCCAGATCGAGGACCGCTGAGCGGCGTAGACGTTGAATCGATAGTCATAGCGGCATGCACATTGCGACCGATGCTGCACAAGCGCCGCAAGTGCGCCCACCCCATCGGGAGAGTCCATCAGCGCCAAAACGCAGCTGTTCAGCGAATCAATAAGCTGCTGATCAAAAAAACAAACGAGATCGCGCATCACCAAAATTCATGAACCCACCCAACTCTGGCCTAGCAATCCGTGCCTGGTAAAGAGCCAGAGTTGAGCAAGTGGCCAGATAATATCAAATGGATCCAATCCTGTATTTAGGCTGATTGCCTAAAAATCAGCCGCTATAGCAGCCGAACACCAAACGAGAAGCTCAGATCGCAGGCGGAAAGTTACCGGCGCCCGTTACTAACGGGGCATTCATAAAGGTGTCCCAGCACTGATAGGCGTCGTGCTGCCTCTTGGTCGCAATTTCCCATTCAGGTCCCGAGACACATCTAGACGACACCAGCATCATCATGCCCATGGTTGCTGCGTCGAGCTCTAATATCAGTTTGTGTGATTTCATCCTGAAGTCGTCGATGGATGCCATGTCGGTGCCCTGGGCGGAGCACACCGCCATTGAGTAACTGTTGTCACTCAGGCGGTTGAGTGTGGTGTGAGGACGATAGTTCATACCCATTCGACCGTAGTGCCCCCAACAATCCCTCCCCCTTCAAAGTCAGCCGCTATAGCGGCGAGGACAAGTGCGCCCATGGAAAAGAAAAAGCTCGGCCCGGACCACTTCCGCTATGTCGATGAAATGGATCCTAAAGGCCTGGAAGTCACCTGCAAGAAGTTCGTGGTTGTCGGTGAAACTGAGCACTGCTGGTACATCGTGGATGAATTCCACAACAACCTCTTCGGCGGCGCTCAGCGGGAATCCCTGCTGAAGAAATATCGCAAGCGCGTCCTGAAAGCTGGTGGCGAGCACGGCAGGCGCTTCGCCTACACCGACAAGGCACTGGCGCTGCGCTCGTACAAGCACCGCAAGTCCTGGCAGGTACGCCATGCCCAGCTGTCGGTTGAGCGGGCCCAAGCCGCCATCAGGTATTTCGGCGACGCCACGACCGATAGCGCCACCCCACCTGACAGTTTGGTAATTCCGTGCGAATACATCCAGGCCATGAACTGGAGCGAATGCTGATGATTTTGCTCTCAGCGCCAGCCATCGCCTGGTTCGCCTACGTGTACTACTACAACGGGCCGCGGTGAATTCAAACCGCCTCACCAGCCACCGAATGAACCGGACAGGAGTTCGGCAGCTGATGAGACGCAAGCTTCAAACATAGCTCACCAAATTTACACATTCCACCTACCAGCCTGCCGGTTAACGGCGGGCGAGGAATCCGTATGGCTTTCTATATTCCAACCGCCGTCAAGTGCCCGAGATGCGACTACACCGGGCACGCCCTGCGTGAGACCGCAAAAGGCGGTTACTGCCCAAAATGTTTCGATGAATTCATCCAGCGGCATGTACCGAGGTTGGTGCCTGACCCTGATGGGAAGCAATTCGACCCCAATAGCCAATTCGTCGCCCTTTAACCGTACTCACCTTCGGCCGCCGCGCGCGGCGTGGAGCAGCTCATGACCATCCAGTTCCTATCCCACGAGGAGGTTTGCGAGCTCACCGGCGCGCGGACCAAGGCAGGGCAGATCCTCAACCTCAAGAAGAATGGCGTCCGCCACACGATTAAAGTGAACGGCTGGCCAAGTGTTACCGCCATGGCGGTGACCGCGGTCGGAACGTTTGAAGCGGAAAAACCCGCATGGAAATCACGTAAGGCCAGCTGACATGGGACGACGACCAAGTAAACCAGGCTCCATCGCCCGGCTGCGGGAGCGCAAGAAAGCAAGCGGCCGGGTTTTCTACTATTACGACACTGGCGGAAAGAACCGCAAAGAAATTCCGCTGGGGAGCGATTACGGGCTGGCGATCATGGAGTACGCGAAGCTGGAGCGTGACCGCACAGCGACCGATCTTGTAGCCAAAGTAATAACTTTCCGCTATGTCGCTGAAAAATATATGGTCGACATTGTTCCTACAAAAGGTAAGGCCACGCAGTTCGACAACAAACGCGAAGTGAAAAACCTGATCGCGTTCTTCGATGATCCGCCCGCGCCTCTGGAAACGATTGAGCCGTTGCACGTTCGCCAGTACCTCACCTGGCGTAAGGCGGCACCAGTCAGGGCGAATCGTGAAAAAGCCCTGCTGAGCGCGATCTGGAACTACGCCAGAGACAAAGGCTACACGTCGCTCGCCAACCCCTGCGCGGGCATCAAGGGCAACAAAGAAACTGGGCGGGACACGTACGTAGAGGATGCGCTGTTCAAACGCGTGCACGATAAGGCCGACGTTGGCCTGCAGGATGCGATGGACCTTGCCTATCTCACCGGCCAGCGGGTGACCGACACCAGATTGATGGATGAGCGAGACGTGCGCGACGGGCAAATTTGGGTACTGCAGGGCAAAACAAAGGCAAAGCGTCGGATTGAGGTAACAGGCGAGCTGAAGGTTTTGATTGATCGAATCATGTCCCGAAAGTCAGAACACAAAGTCCGCTCGACGCGGCTGATCGTTACAGAGGACGGCACACCAATGACGGTGGCAATGTTGCGAAGAAGGTTTGACTTGGCCAGGGAGGCGGCCGGGGTGAAGAAATCTGAATTTCAGATGCGGGATTTACGCGCAAAGGCAGGTACGGACAAAGCCGAGTCCAGCGGTGACATCATGCAGGCGAGAGATCAACTTGGGCATACGACCGTGGTGATGACTGAGCAGTACATCCGGAATCGCATGGGCAAGAAAGTCACTCCCACCAAGTGA